CATCCATTGAAATAAATATTTCCGGTCTGGTTTCCATGCAGATCAACGCCCCACGCTTTACCTGAAAGATTGCAGTTATTGAAATGTTGCTCCGATGTTGTATGCGCGCCGCTTGAGGCTGATCTAACAGAAATCTGATAGCCTATCCCTCCTGCGGCCTCACCTTCAAAAGTCGATGAATGCCAATTGTTAGTAAACCCTCCACTTCCAAAGAAGTCGCACGCGGCAAGGCCAACAGACAATCTAGAATTCGGGTCTTTAACGTCCAGCCCTTTCCATTCGATTGAAGTTGTGCAGGCCAACACTCCGACAACTTTAGTGCTCTGTGTTCCAGTATAAGAAAAGCGTCCCGACGCCGTTCCAAATACGCCAGCGTGTCCGCCGTACCCATCGATCTGCATCCCCGGCACAGAAGCTCCCGATGAATTCTTGAGTCGCAAAATGAGCGGTGCTTTTGAGGAAGTACCACCGAGAGTTAAAACTTTTCCCGCGCTCCCAGAGTTGATCACCGCATCATAAGCTTGCTGTAGATTACAAATCGCGGTTTGAGCTGCACCCGCTGACGGAGCCGCACCGCTTGAGTTGTAGTCGTGTATTTCCCCCGTCACGTAATGAAGCGGCTGTGTAAACTGTAAATGAAGGTTCGCGGGAGTCGATGAAGTTCCGAGATAAACCCTGACCGCGACCGCTCCCGAAGGTGGTTCTTCGTTGATTTGGAGAAAGACTCCCCGTCCGGCGCTCAAACTCAAACTAGACGATACAGGGGAAAGGGCCGTTTCCGTTCCATCATCACACAGATAAGCAAACGCCCCGTAGACCGTTGCTGCGGCGTTGGCCCTGAGATTAGTGATTGTTGGCGCTGAGGTTGGCACAGGAACGGTTAGACCGCCCTTAGTCGTCGTTGTCGTCCCGGCAGTAGGAGGGGCAGCGCCTGAGGCGTTGTATTGAACTATTGCCCCACCCCAGTTCGCATGATCGTCGCCAAAACTCACCAGAGCAGGAACAAGCGTACCACCTAATGCGTTCGCTCTTTTCCATGTAGTACCACCATCAGCCGAGATATAGATATATGCTCCCACAGCATATTTTGAATTATTTGCGAGACTGGCAATCGGGAGAACAACTAAGCCTTGACCGTTCTTCGCTGTGAAAGAACTAACCGGAGAAATGCCCGTCTCTCCGCCCCATGCAACATAGGAATAGGCTACTTGATAGGTTGTCGTATCGGTAAACGACCCGGCAGAACTTCCACTGTCTTGCGTGAGTGTTGGTGCGGACGCTGGGCCTGAAACCGTAACTGTTTTCTCGCCCCACCACGCGGCAAACACGTTGCCGGTTTTGACTGAATTGAAAATGATTGATCCGGTTCCAATAAAGACCTGCCGAGGCGCGGCGATAACCGATCCATTAATTGTTACTGTATGAGTTTGATTGAGAGTTCCCGCTCCGATAAATCGCAAGGCTAGAGTCGAAGGAGCGGTACAGTTTGCTCCATCTGGGAAACTCGCGGTTGAAACGATAAGGGTCGCTACGGATGATCCGATGGCCGTGATCGCGGTATTCAGATCGGCATAGCTTGAAGAATAGAAGACTGAGCCGCCGCCGCCGATATCCGCGTCAATCTCATCTAAATATCGTCGCGCCTCAAGAGGATTGTCCTTTTGAAGTGGATAATGATAACCACGGTTTGCTGTGGTGTCGGCCATTTATTCAGGGCAATATAATCGGCGTTTTTTTGCATCAGCCGGACACGGCACGCCGACGACTGCTGGCTGATGGAAAGTATATGCTTCGCTCATCCATTCGGCCTCATGTTTCCAAGAAAGAATTACGAATAGTAAGTAAAAGATGATCATGTTATATCCACGTCTGTTGCGATTCCGTCAACAGTCAACGGCGGAGTCGCGTTCTGATAAATTCGCGCGTGAAGACCTGAAGATATTCCATCGGCGGTTCGATCACGCAAAGAATAAATCGTCGAGAATTCATTCGGTCGCGCTCTGGCAATGCGAATATCGGGAACATTAAATCCTGAACTTGAGGTTCCTACGACCCAAGCACCCAGACTTAGCGGATAGCCCACGCCTTGCCACGGACTTGCAAGTATGATAACAGGTGAAGACTCGCGAGCATTATAAATTCTAAACTCCGTACCTGTAACCATAAAGCTATACTGCTGGCCTTTGCGTCCCGATCCAATGGCCGCATAGCCCGGATCGATGTTATCCCGCGTTGCCAGCAAATTGCGGGTTGTGACCACTCCGCTGCCATCAAAGAAACAGCCATAATAATTTTCCTTAATCGTATGCGCTAAAGTTCCCGCAGCCCAATCTACGCTTAGAACCGCAGCGCCAGAATCCCATCCCGATCCGTTTTTATATGCTTGTGCGCCGAAATCGGGACTCATCGGAAAGATACCCCTGACTAATCCGACGCTGGGCTGGCTAGGTGACGAGTCAACGGAAGCCGCAGCGTCGCCGCCCGCCCATTTGATCCCAAAGTCATAACGAGAGTTTGGCTCTCGAATAGCCTCTAGCGTTCCCGCCGTACCGGAAATCAGATTATTCCGATCGGTGTAATTTGAACTTGTATGGTCTACTGCCATATCAGTGAACCGTGAAGCCTGAGTTTGATACTAACAAACAAGCCCTTCCTGAATTTGGAACAACGGGCAGATCGCGCTTATGTTCTGACGATGTCACGCGGCCCGATCCAGTCCAGATTTCGACAGTATAAGTCTCAGATTCTTCCAAGTTGCGGGGATGCCCTACAAACGTAATCAGCCAATCACCATACCCATCATCAACCACCTCAACATTCGACACTGCTAACGGCCTTAGGCTATTGCCGTAAAGTATCTGTTCGGTGACAGGAACGCTCTCTAGTTGTTGCCCTGAAGTCTCAGCCTTGAATTTCAATGTTTGCCCGATGTCTTCTTTTCTTTGTCTTCGAGGTTTGATTGTCGAGTCGATAAACATCACTTCATCCGCTGAAGTATGCGAGCCAACATTGTTCTGACTTTCAAATCTACCTCGCAGGAAAGTGTCAACTGTGTATTGAGCAACGTAAGGTGATGCCGCTGTGCCCGGAGTCGCATTCTTAAACTGTACGCACTCAACGTCACCCGTAGATGGGTTCTTGATAGCTAAGAGATTAAGGTTCGGGTTGTCCTCGATTAGTCCAGTGGTCGAGCTTGATAGTTGTGGATCGTGATAGAAGTTAATTGTTAGACTTGAGACTGTGTCCCAAACAGTAGTGTCAGAAACAGAGGCTAAGGTCGTCCCATCTGTAACGCCAATGGACGAAGGAATGTTTTGCAGTGTAACGAGCTCATAGACGCCCGAAGTCAACGGCATCTCTTGATACAAGAAACCACCCGGCCACGCGCCTCCACCAATTCCACAAAGTCCAGTATAGAGAACCGCATCAGTACCATCCCCGGCATCCTCAGGTCTAAACAATGGGCCATCTAAGATAATGCTCTTACTGTTACTTGGAAATCCTGCTATCGGCGTCTCTGCTCCTGAGATTGATCCAAATCCAGTAGGACTATAGATACTCGCAGCTTGTCTCACGGCTTGAAACTGACACAACCCTACAGGTAAGCCATACTTCCCATCCCCGATCCTGACGGTATGAGTAGCATTCGGTAAAGTTACCCGACCAACGCATCCGGGTACTACAGGGAAGAACTCCGGCCCCGCCTCAAAAGTGAATGATCTCGATTCCATTTCTGCCTTATGCAAAAGAGTCGAACAGAGTTTCTTAATGTTGTGCTCGTTATCGACTAGTGCGAGAGAGAAACTTTGCACGTCATAGCGATACGAATCCAATGCTCGATCAAACTGTACTCCGTTGTGATAGTCCTGCCCTTTATCGAGATAGTTAATATCAACTTCCACAGGTAAGAGAATAGGATCGATATCTGTTATCACCGCATCTTGCGCGGGCATTTCCGATCCGTCTAAGTGTGCGCGAAGTTTTGCAAATGGAATTGTAAAATCTATCGTTGTGCGGTTTCTGAGAACCGCATTCACAAGACCATCAAACTCAACCATATCGAACTGGTGTAGAGTCTGTAAGTCTTTAATCGTATCGCCAAGAGGTTTCTGATTGGTTCTAATGACTCCCGCGACTTCCAAACCACTCAACGCAGACAATTCCAAGTCAGAACTTGCCCTGCCGCCAAGAGCATAAATGTCGGTGACGATCTGATCGACTGCCGTGATTCCATCATCTGATTCGATAGTGACATTAGGCAGCGCTCCGTTAGGTAACTGAATGTCTTGAATGAATATCGTAGCCAGTCCGCGATAAGCCGGAGCATTGTCTACCCCTTTATCTGCGATCAGTGCAGGATCGGCTGGCTGATCTAATGTCCCTCGATAAATTCTTATCTGAGGCGATCCCCACTTCGCTAAGTTCGCCGTAATCGTGGAAGTTCCCGCAAGTGGCTGCCCATCTTCGCCAATTTCCAGCGGTCGAACATTGTAAATAGGCCACGGCTTTGTTTCGTCTGTTGGCGGGAGGATTGTCGGATCGGTTAGATCGGTAAACACCCTGCTATCACTTAAAACCCCATCCGCAAAAGAAACCGTCTCTACTACATCAATACAGTCGAGATTCGGGGAATGTCCTGACATGTTTCCTAGTCGAATCGTATGCGCCCCGGCAGTCATTTCAAATCCGATTGTTTGAATGCCGATCAGCCCCGCTCCTGATGCTTCGCATGATACTGATCCCTGCGAGACAGAATCGAGCAAGACCTCAAAGCTCTGCGTTCCAGTATCTAGCTGATAAGAAATAGCGATGTCATAATCACCGTCATCGGGAACCGTGATCGCAAAGTCAACATAACCATTATCTCCGCTGCCTGTGCCCAGATGAGTAACCCCTGCCCCGTTGGAAGCATAGGAAGCCGGGGTAATCGCTGCCGTACCGCCAAGAGTTGCCGATTCAGCTTCATATCGAATAGAAGATAATTGCGGGCCAGTATTCCAAACGAGATCAGTTCCAAACCATATTCGAGTGACGTTACTTATTGGCCCTTCACGAAACACTCCGGCAACTGAAGTGAAATACTGATGGTCAACCGTGGCTGGTGTGGGCGGCTTTGGCGGGCCTTTGCCTCCTGAGTGGCCGGGAGTCGTAACAGGCCGGTCTACAATAGGCGTATGCCAGAACCAAACAGGAGCGCAGCGTACTTGCCCTCTAGCCCAAACAATAGGCTCTCCATATCCCGGTAACGAAATTCTAATGTCATCTTGCTTTCCTCGATCAACCGGACTGACTTTAGTTTTCTTGGCAATGAGATACTCAAGTCCGATTGACCCGGCAGTCACAGCAGCGGAGATAAGTAGCGGAATAATAATCGCGGCAGGAATGCGGAACGTAGATGTGCCAAGATATATAGGACGCTCTCGCGCCCACCATTCGGCCATCCGAGTCTTGAAAAATGGTAGAAACTCACGCATCGGGAATCCGAAAACAATTCGCAATTCGTTGCCTGAAATCCACGGCCTGCTCTCTTAACTTGCCGATTTTTCCATCTAGCGATCTCCATGCTTCAACAATCGTAAGCGGTTGTAGTTCGGTGACAATGCCTACATGCTTCGGGTTGCGATGCACGTAAAGAACGATTAAATCGCTAATCTTGGCGTCGGGCACGGAGTTATTGATCACCGGAATTTCAATGAAGTGTTTCTTCATCAGCGCGACCATTGCATAACCGTCTGGCTGTTCCGAATAGGCTTGCATTGCCTGCGTAAGTTCGTCCGGCAAGTGTAAGCCTTGTTTCCGGTATCCCCATGCCGGGGCATGAACACAATCTAAGCCCGTCTCGGGTTCGCGTCCTAAATGCCGATAGGCCGTGCCCCGCAACACTAGTCCGCGCAAATCCGACACGAATTGTTGGCGATCAAATTTCATTGCAACGGTAAGCGGGTGAGACTTTCCAACGTTGGCATGTCCGGAAAAAAGTCCGCGTTCAGAATGTTATTAACAACAGTCGTGTCGATCTGCGTTCGCGTCTTACAATCACTTGGCCTCTTACGACAACCAATCACCGCTGAATAGGTGTCTCCAACTTCCGGCAAGAAAGGTGTTGGCGTTCTCAGTCCGAAAATACCGCCCGTTCCCGTGTAGGCATCAACCTTAAATCGATATCCTGAGTTATCACCGGACGTAAATAAAAACTCCCCATTTCCAAACGTATCATCTAATTCGGTTCGCGATGAATCGGCAAAGATGTTTTGATCCGTGACTGACGTTAGAGTTCCAGTCACCGTAAAATCAGCAACATCTAAAGTACAAAGAGCATCACAAAAAGTTCGGGAACATTCTGCACGTGTGACCTTTCCATAAATCTGGGACAAACAAGCATTGAATCCCATGATCTCTACGGAAAGCATCTTGCCCTTTTGTACGAATTGGCCGAGATGTCCCTCGTGGGTTATGTATTGGCCCATTCCTAGAGCTAGATAATTCGTGACGAAGATTGTTGTTTCCGCATGAGTCCATTTCCCCGCTAACGCATCAGCTTCAGTTATCCCCGCTGCAACAAGAAATAAGTCGGCTTCCATGTTCCCCGCTGCTTGGCCTTGCTGAACCTCAACATTAGAAGCAGACATTCCTGTAGTCGTTTTGAACGTCACGCCAACGTAACCGGGGACGCTTGTTAAGTCTCGCGACCATGTAGTAAATGCCACAACCGATCCATCAATAGGTGAAATGACTTTGGCACACGCGCAGATTGTTAGCGTCGTTCCAGCATAGTGCGCGGGCAAAGATGCCGACGTGTAAGGCGACTGAACATTCTGTGGGGTTCTAAGTAGTGTCATGCGTACTCAGCCGGATAACGGACTTCCTGCATTGGAAGCTCCGGGCCCTTTACTAATCCTGTGCCGTTAGCATTCCAGATAAAAAGCTTTGCGCTAGGGAAAGACTTAACTTGGTAACGAACCGGAATGTAAAACGTAAAGGTTCCCGTTAGAATATGTCCCGAGACGGGCGCGGTTCCGAACGTCACTAAGCCAGCGGTTGAGCCTGTATAAGGAACGGTGAATTTCCCCGCGCCCGCACCTTCTGTGACAGGTGTGGCGTTATCGAAGATAGACGGGCCATTATCGATCAGGTAAATCTCTCTGTTGTAAGCGTTGCTGGAATTACCGTCGTTAATCGAAAGCTGGAAGGTTGTGGTTGATCCATCACCTACACCGAACGCTTCAGTGGTTGCCTTATAGAAACTGCGATCCCTGACTTTGAACGCATACCCTCGCCCTCTCACTGCGTTGAAGTGTTGGCGAATTGAATTGAGATTAGGGATCGTGATGTTCTCGGCAGTGTTTGCGTTATACATCCTTTTGGAGTCTGACCAAAGGATTGCCCGCTGTTCTGAGCCGCCGCCGAGTTCTACAACGATGTCCTCCCAAGTGTCCTGAGAGTCCACCGCCGCTAATTCGAGAGGAAATGCTGTGTCCAAATAGGCCATAATTATCCTTGTAATGCGGCGTAAAGCTGAAGCCGTCGCACCTTTTCAGCAACTTGCCTCTGCGTCTCCCGCGATCCCGCGCCAGCTACGCTGTCAACGTGAAAATGAACATGCAGATCGCCGCCTACTGTTCGCTTATTCTCTTGTGCGGTCATTACTCGTTCGCCTTTGTGCAGCATCGCGGGAAAGTTGTCATAAGGAACATAATCTAATCCGCTCGCGTAACCACCGATATGGCCTATCTCGTGAATAGGCCCATGCGCAGCCGCGCCGCCTCCGCCTGCACTACCAAGCCCCGCGCCAAATACCGAACCAATGAAAGGGAGTGCGACTTGTAGCGCCTTCAGAAACCAATTTCCTCCGCTCGTTACTTGTCCACCCGTTGTAGTGCCACCGCTTGGGCTAAATGCACCCTGTAGCATCTTGAAAATGGACGAGGCCAACCACTGCTCGGCCATCTGCTCAAGCATATGAAGGAAGCCCAGAGCCATCGATCTGAATCCTTCTTTTATTCCCTTGTCAAACCCGTCCCGAATTGCCTGATCGAGCGTGTTAGTAATATCCCCCGCTAGTTGGTGCAATTTCTCATCAACATCCCCACCCGGCAGAATCTTATAGAGCCAATCCGGTAATTGAGTTGCTCTTCGTTGTCGGGTCGCATTCGTTTCGTCTAGCTCTATTCCAACGCTGTGAGCAAGATTCTTGTCCTCAGCAAATCGCGGACGTTCTGCAATGGCTCTACGTTCGCGTGTTAGCATCTTAACCAGATCAATCGCTCTCTGTGTCTGGGCATTGGTTCGAGCTATTGAGAGAGCATAGTCAATTTCGGTGACGCCTGCTTTTCGTAGTTGAACCTCTAATTCAGCCACGGCGCGATCATATTGATCGGTATTCGACCGCGCATAACCAATGTCACGAATCTGCTGATCCATGAAATCATGGAGTTGATCTAATAGCTTCGCGCGATCGTCTAAGACCTTATTCGAATTCTTAGTATGGGTGTTTTCTTCCTCAGCCTGCTTGTTCTTAATCTGTTGAATTGCGATCAGTCGCTCTTGAGGCTTGCGAATCTTTTCAGCCGCATCCATTTCTTCTTTCAAGCCTTCAATGACAGCCGAATGCCTGCGTAATTCCGTGGCGTTATATCTTCCCGCGTATTGATCGAAAGTTTCCCAGCGACGATCCAGCGATCTCTTGTTTGCTTCGTCCTCTGCCTTTAGTCCATCTAAAACAGCCTTGAGACGTAGATCGGCTAGCCGTTTCTCGGCTACGGCAGGATCGCCCCCGCGCCCACCTCCGCCGCCTTTTGGAAATGTCGGCATTGATCCCTTGGAAGCATCGCCGACGCCGCTAGTTACCATAGACTTGAGAAATTCAAAGCGCGCAGCGCGGCCTGCGTTAACCATTGCGTCTAATTCGACTTGGAATCCAGTACCAACGCTGCCCGTCGCATAGCCTGCCGCTATCGCCCCCGGCAAGGTGCGAACCGATGCGGCCACGATCGAGGCTTGCACGCGCACTTCATTTACAACGCGCGCCATGATCTCGCCAATGAAATCTGCCCATGAGGCCCATGCGCCTTGATTGCCTGTAAGAGCGTAATTAATATCGTTCAACGCCCCCGTCACTTGCGGAACCAGCCAGCCCCCAACCTTAAGGCCAAACCCTTCCACAATAAGCATGCTGTCCGTCATGGCAACTTGAAATTCACGGGCACGCTCAACAGCGTCCTGACCAAGCGTTAATCCGAAAGCGTCGGCTTTCTTTCTGGCCTCTTCGCTGCGCTCTGCGATATCCTTAAGTGCGTCGGCGCTCTGAATCCATCCTCGGCTTACTAAAGCTTGCGCAGATCGATTCTTATCCGCTTGGTTTGTTACGCCCTCTAAAGCCTTCGCGGTTCGAACTAATTGCTCATCAGGCGAGGATTTCTTGAATTCTTCATTGTTAAGCCCAAGAAACCTCAATGCCCGCCCTGCTTCCCCTGCTGGCTCAGTAATGCCCTTGCTAATATTCACCTGAAGACGGGCGGCGGTAGTCGTAAGCCCTTCAAAACTGGTTTCTGTTTCCACAGAAATAACTTTAAGACTGGAAAGCATTTCGGCGGTTAGCCCGGTCTTGGCTTGTGCCTTATAGATTTCCTCTCCATAGGCCGCTGATGTTTTTGCCAATTCAAATAACGCGGTACCTAGACCAACGGCCGCGACTGTCGTTCCAATCATTCCAGCCGCGATTAGAATTAGAGGGTTTTCGAGGAGTCCCGCGCTAGAAATCAGGTCAACAAATTGAATATGTAGTCCTTCGCCTGAGAGCGACGTTCTAACAAATTCTCTATGTAGCTCGCTGGCAGCATGAGACGTGCCGCCAAGATGAGAAGTTAGCCGTTGCGCGGCTTGACCGACATTCTTAAATGCCGCTGTAGATTTTCTGTCTAGAGCTTGGTGTTCGGCGGCAAGAGCGAGAACTTTCTTTTGGCTTTCTGTGAGTGCACGATCATGAGCGGACGTATCCGCCGTGATCTTCGAGGCCAAATCAAAGAGATTATCAGCCATTACATATTCCGCAGGATTCGATGAAGTAAGTGCATGGTTAACTGCTCGGTAGTTATCTTGCTTTCCTTGCAAGCCAAATTGAACGCATATCTATCACCAATCTTTTCAGCTTGAGCATATCCCGCACACTTGGCGATGAAGTCAGGCGACTCTTTTGCTAGTAACAGCGCATCACAATGAAGCCATTTGGCTGCTAGTCTGAGACTGTTGAGTTGGTGATAGTCTCTGTCTGGTTCTTCTCCAAGCTCTCCGTTTGTGCCGAGCCAGATTCCGACCCGGCTATAGTAGGGTTGCGCCACACTTCCTCTGCGGCATTTCCGACAGCTAGTAAAAGATTGTCCGGCACTGTCACAAGGTTCTCTTTCGTCGGCGGAAAATCCTCGCCGTTGCGCTTCATTGGCTCGCCGTTCAAACTCCAACTCTTGAGCATGAAGGGAACAATCACACGCATGATCTCCACCGATCCCGTGTCGAGATCGCTAAGCTCTCCGCGAAGCGTTTCTAGTTGTACCGCTTGCTCGTCTCCCAGCGGACAGAGAAGCTCAGCAGCTTCCAATGGCTGAATCTGCTTCTGAAGCGCCACGGCTTTAACGTGAGACTCACGATACCTTGCTGTAACATCGCGAAGTTCTTCGCCTTCCTCATGAGTAAGGCGAGAGATGCCCGCCGTATAAACTTCGAGGTTGATTGTCTTACCTAGAAATTCGCAAGTAGTCGCCTGAGTCGCATCAAGCAACATTGAAAGGTCATTCATTTGTCGGCTCTCCTAAAGTTATGCCCAAGTCGTGTGTGTTACCGCTCCGGTTTTCTGAAAGGTCGCAACGATCTCATCAATAGATTCCGGCGCAGCACTTAGCTTATAGTCCTTCAAGAACGCCTCTACTACCTTTTTAGCATTGCCTGTAGTTGTCCCCTCCGGCGAGACTTGCACCGTAACGCTTGAACTGTAGTTCGATGGTCGAATTGAAGCTAAATGTGCTTCTGGCGTTGGATCGTAACGGAAATTAATAACCACATCATCTCCTCCGTCAAATCCCGGTATGAACGATTTGGAGGACGAGCCGAATACGGTTGTGTCCAGCATGTCTGTTGGGAAACCTAGATCGACCTTGTTTGCGTAGCCGGTTAAATCAACGAGAGTCCCGCCAGTCCCGTCGATCTGGATGTTCATTTTCTTGCCCGTGATTACAGCCATGATTGTTTCTCCTTTAGTCTTCTTACCTTCTTGCCAGCGAGACACTTGGAGTTATGCTCGAAGTTGTCCCATTTTCCGTGATTGTAATTCTCGTGTTTCGGTTTATGGTAGTTCCCGGCGCAATGACCACCCTCTGAAACCCATTCGTTAACGCCGTTACTGCCGCGAACGTAACCAGATCAGCATACGTCGATACGGCAGCATGTTGGATTTTAATAATCGCGCTAGGAGCCGCTCCTGTAATCGCTGAGACGTGAAGAAACGCAACCCCTCCATTTGTTGTGGCCGCGCCGTTGTCTGAAGCCGATCCGGTATAAGGGAGCGAAGTTTCAGCGGTCAGAGCGTGGAGCGAGACGCCGAAATCGTATCCATCGTTATCGGTAAACTCCGCTTTGTTCATTATTAGAGCGTCAATCTGCGCCCCGATGTCATGCTTATTCTGATGGGCTTGCAACAGATAAACCCGCTTGCCCAATGCCCATCCTTCTGGAAATGCGCTAACGATTGGAACTACAGACGCGGATTCAAGTGAAGCAAAGACACTATCAGGGTTTCCGGTGGTAGGGGTAGCTTCAAACAACCCCTCAAACCCGACCGTGCCAGATTGAATCCCCGGAATAGAAGTCTTAGACGTGCTTCCGAAAACGGTCGAATCATACATGCTCGTTTGACAATCAATATCCATCTTCCGAAAATACCCCGTAAGATCATATTGGTTAACTAAAATCTTAAGTGTGGTTCCTGTTACGATTGCCATACGCCCTCCTCAATTTCCGGTTGCCCCTTTTCTTGCCATCCACTGATATATTGAAACATTGGAGTAAAGTCAGGCTTCGGCCAAGTGATAATCCTTTGCAAGTGCCCGATCCTTACCTCATTTGCAAGACAGACATTCCAGCCAACAGACATCGCATTAAGCCAGAAATAAATATCTTCATCAATATGTCCGGCTTCCCACTCGCCATTCAGATCGGGAATAGCTTTCATCCACGGCTTATGGAGTTTAGCTAGAGATGAAGTCCTGATAATCGTTAACCCAAAATGCCCCGTGGCGATCTTCGTCAATGGCCTCATAAACTCATCGGCCTTAACACTGAGAACCCCAAACTTATCGCTGTCAGTCCACATCGTAAACATCGAAGCATTCGCTTCACGCTTAACTTGCACGGGCACAATCGCATCGACATCGGGATTCTCAGTCATCAGTTGATAAAGTCTTGCAACGTGTTCCTTGTTGAAAATCGAGTCGTAGTCAAGAGTTATGACATATTCAATTTCCCGTTCTGCGCAGAGCTTCAGAAGCCTCGACAACCCCTGCCCCCAGAACACACCTGAATCAACCAGCATCCCGATCCCTAGCGACATAAAGACGGTTTGGGCGCATTTGAAGTTATCCGTCCATCCGAGACGCGGACAAGACATGATCGCCACAATCTTAGGCACTTCACCATCAGGCAATCGCTTAATGTCTTGAGGCATAGAGATAGCTTGAGCGCGGCGCCAGTCGTCAATTAAGGTTTCGGGAATGTGGCCGTTACCGTTCATGTGTGATCTGTTTGAAATCATAATAGAGAATCTTGTTAAGCCAGTGAGTTATCCGCAACCGCCGAGGAAGTACAATTTTCACCCGCCCGCATAACACTTCCTTAGCTACTCTTGCGCTAGTATGCCCAATGGAAATAGCTTCGATATAAAACTTGCCCATCTTATCAACACAATAGCAATACGCTTCACCTCGCCGCCCATCAGCACCGTAGCAGCGAGAAGAAATATCTAGCCCGTCAAGCAATACCTTAGCGTGTGTCGCGATACGAGGATCATCTTGAATAAAGACTCTCATGCTTCCTTAATATCCCCGCTTGCCAGCAATGCTTTGATGTCCTCAGGATCGATGCCAACAGGAACAGGCTCCCCCGGCTTAACCTCTGGCTTGCCTTTTAATCCATCGCAATAAACCGCATTCACCGCGACATACTTTTTCGCCTTCACGCTATCCATATCTCTACCAACACTCCTCTTCCGTAGATATATCTTTGCCCCGTTACGTCTCTTTCCTTTGTGGGCGGATAAGAGCGATCAAACCGACACCCTAAAAACGTATGACCCGAAACGCTCATGTTCGGATTAGTCAAAATAGTTTTCAACCTGTCTGCGATTTTCGCTACTCTCAAAACTCCCGAATCACCGTTAGGGTTATCAACCGCAAACCCTCGAAACATGTAATAGAAGTGATCGGCCTGAAGCGTATTCCCAAACGCATAAAAGGCTAGATCATTCGCTTCCTGAAATATCAGATAAGGCGGCGTCAGTCCTTCAGCATCTAACTGTGCAATCCCTCCTGATGCCAACGATGCAACGCCTACGTTTGCCGTGCTGTCGGCGTCTAGGATTGCTTTAATTGCTACGTCCAAAGCATTCATCAGAACCCTCGACCTTTGCGTCCTGTAACGCCGTGATATTCGGTCAATGCTGCTTTAATAACTCCCGGCCCCGCCGTCCCTGACGATCTCGTATAAATGAATTGCTTGAACTTTTCTTTAGTCACCAAAAATGCCCGCGTGAACCAGAGGTTGCCATGTTGCCCTACATCCTGAAATCCCGAGTAGGGAGCCAGCGCTCTCAGTTCAGCGAAAAGACTATTAGGCGTGGCCGCTACTGTAACGCCTGTCGAGTCGCGCATGAATCCAGTATCTACCGCTGCGTTTTTTTGTGCTTCAGTAACAAAGAAGCTCGCGGCATTATTCAACCCATTCGCCACTTGCTCTTTCAACGCGGCTACCACCTTGTCTTTATTATCAATTAAACGGTAGCCCATAATCACACGAAAGCCTTTAGCGAAGAGCCGACTTTCGCCTGTGGCCTTCGCGTTCTTCTCGCAGGAAACAGCGAGAATCTCTATTCAGTTGACGACGCCAGAATCTTAATCACTCCCGGCGCTCGTTGGATTGCTTCGATCGTAAAAGTCTTGGCTGAGAATCCATCTCTCGCGGCTACAACGGCTAAACATGATGCGTCAACATCAATGAAGTCGGAGCCAGTCTGAGAAGGAACAAACAACGCATAGAGAGTGCCTTTGATCGGCTTCTCCCCTGCTAATTTCTCTCGCTCATTCGGACGTGCCGGGCGATAACTACAAGGAACGCTTGCTGGGCTTGTACTGGTTATCGTTCTCCCGTGCCCGCCAGATGAATCAATCGTTATCGCGGGACGAGAAAAGGTCACGCTATCCTGCATGAACTGCGTCGCCACGCCTACCGCTCGATTGATCTGTGTTTGTAGTCCACTCATCCGCGCACCATAGGAACACCCGAAACATTCAATCTAAACCCTCGCAGCAAGGCGGCGATCCGAGAGGGAATCACTCCCGCCGATGACTCCTTGAAACTCACCGTTAGAATGTCGCCCACCTTGACTTCGCTTAAATCGCCGACGTTCCCCGTCTCAATATCCATTGAACTCAGCATGTCTTGTGCTAACTCACAGGTTGCATCCTTAATGAGTTGTGGGATTTCTGTAGTCGTGTAGTACGAAGCAAACGAGCCATAAGAAACATTCGAGTCCGGCTTTGGAACCATGAAGCGCGGAAATCTAAGCCTCTGGGTTGTGCTCGCTCGTCCGCCAACATAATCATACTCATCAAGTTTCGCTGTCGCGGTAATCAGCGCCTTTTCTTTATCTGCATCTTCAGCGGCGTCCCAAACAGAGGTATTCAATCGAGTCTCAAAATAGGTATTGCCTTCTGCGAGCGTGGCATAACTATTAGAACTTGCGCCTCCAACCGTGCTGTCGATAACCGTACTCATTGACTATTCAACTTTGGCCTTTTCTCTCTCTGCAATCTCTGCTTGTCGGCGTGCCTTAGGGCGAGGTTGGAGTAGCAACCGTAAGGTAAATTTCCACGATGCCAGTAGTATTTCCAGAGCCGCCCGCTGCTTGAATGCCCGCATAAATACTAGTAGCGTGTAGACATTTTCTTGGTAAACTTCCGGTATAAGGTAGCGGCGCATCAACGATCATAGCCGATGACGCTTGCTCTTGCCCTGCATTATTTGCCGCCCCGCCCCAATTGGTTTGCGTAGTGGCATCGTCAAGGTGCTGGTAAACCTCTATAGGATCAAGAAACTCATCTCCCATTGAGTCGTAATAGCCGAGACGGGCACTTGAATCTTGAAATGCTTCAATCCGATCAATCACCACATCCATCCACCAATCACCCGGTTGAAAGCCGGTGAAATTAGGGCCAATGAGTACCTTTTCAATATCGGCATTTGTAATGAAGATATCCACTGCTGCCGGAGTATTCGCTGCTGTAATATCAAACGTTGCTCCAGTTCCAGTCACGCTCCCGCTGGATGCAACACCGTTCGCGGTCGTGTAACCCGTGCCCGGAGCGGTAATAGAGACTCCAGTGATTATGCCGCCCGGATCAACCGAGTCTACATTCAGCGTAGCATCGCCATTCCCGCCTGCCACTGTGAGCGCGTCATTAACCTGATAGAGCACGCCGCCAGCGTTGGTGGCTGCGGCAGTTAGATGGCCATCACCTAGCGTGAGATTGTTTGTTCCCGTGGTAATGAGCGTCGGAATAATTGAATCATCAATCACACAGTCAAGAGCGCCCGGATTGCCACTAAACGGCATGTTACCTGCGCCAACGGAAGGCAGCGCCTCGAACGCAGCCGTGTAATCATCTGCCACCGCATCAAAGGCAATCGCGGTTGTTTCTTCCCCATTGAAAATATAAGCACAATCGCCACCATCGGCAGTGAATACGATTGTCTGTTGCTGCACTCCATAGATAGTCCACGGGCCGATCAAGCGAACCGCGCCCGCGGCCGAACCTCCGCCATCCGCTCCCTTATAATTCTTCCACAGTCCCGCAAAGTCACTTGCCTGTGGAGCTTCTATTTCAGTGTCCGTTGGAAGAACCGCGATGAAGTTCAGATCGGGATCGAAGGTGAGCGTGAAGTCAGCGCCTTGATCGTCGCTCGCGTAGGCGATATAGACGAAGGCAGAAGCACCCGGAGGCACATAAAGTTTATCGTCTTCTCCTGTGACTAGAGCGTTGTCTGGGCCAGAGGAAATGAGATCGGTTGACAGTTGTGCAGGAGTGCGATTTGTCCAAACACCTGACTTCCGTTGAATGACATCATCATCAGAAGCCGAAGCGTCGGCAATCTCTTGAAGGTCAAGATCATAGGCTTGAATGTTTGTTCCTACCGCAGATAGCCCTTGCGTAACAGTCAGAAATCCAGCAGAGGGAATAACATCAAACCGTGTGATCGTCGGAAATGGCCCGACCGTCTTGGTTTCGCTTGCAGCTACAGAGGTAGGGGATTGAGGCGCACTCCCAGCACTATCACCCAAACGCCAAATAGTTCCAGCAGAGACGCTATCAGCCACAACCGATAACGTCTCGCCGGGGTTTAAGTAGAACGTCCGATGTTCAGGAGCGGTAATGATCATTCTTGTTCTTCCTCGGCCTCAGATGATTCGTTCATGGCCGCTCGAATCTTTTCAGCCGTAGCTTCACCGATCCCCGATACGGTGGTGAGATCGTCTAGCCGTTTTCTGACTTTGGCGTAAGTCGTTAAGCCCTCAGCTTCCAAAGCCGACAAGCCCGGAAAATCTTCTGGCAACTTCCCTTTTAGTGCTTTGGCTGGAACGAGATTAGGCGGGAGTACGCCCTTAACGTATCCCGCCTTCTCAAAAGCCACAACATCAGCATCAGGCACTTCCCTTTGCACAAAGTTCCCGCCCTCGCTAAACGCGGGGCCGTACATCGTCACGCTCATCAGAATCCTCCTCTCTTAGCCAATCAAAGTCGCGATGAAATCGGACTTCACGGCCTTGACGCCGTAGAGTACGCGAAGTTCAAACGAACTCTGCATGTATTGAGGGTAACGGGCGAACTGGAATACCAAACCCGAGAAAGCGTCTGTCACCGTAACAGTTTCGGCTTGCGCGGCATCGTCACCCGTGTCTGGCGCTCTCATAATCAAGTGCAGGGCGTTACGATGAAATGCCACGTTCGGAGTATAGGTCGCCGTGGTGGTAAAGGCATGAGTGGCCGCTGACAGCGTTCCACGTAGGCCCGGAGTATTCAATACTACCGTCCCGCCGTTGGACACGTCAGTATCCCCGGTTTTGACGACGTATTTCACCGCCGAAGCATCACCAGTAATCGCGATGATGTCGCCCGCGAGAATCGTTCCAGTACCGTTTGAATCGAGCGTCAGCGTGGTTGCGCCGACTGCATAACCCGACGCATCAGATCGCCCGCCTGAGTTTGTACCGGCAGTAACCGGAGCAATCGGATAGGAATTATGGACATCCAACCCCATGACCTCACCGATTCGTCCGCGTCGCAGCGTCTCACTTGTGCCAGCCTCGTTCACCTTAAAGAGAACCGACTGTTTTCCGCGAAGATTGACCATCGCCGCACCGCCAACCACAAGATGCCGATCCATCTCTGGCGTGCCGTTGTCGTCAAGAATCTTTTGAATGTTCGCGAAATCAGTCAGGTCGTTTGCCGTGCCAAAAGGCGCAACAGTCGCGGAACCATAGCCACGAGACGATCCTTTGTAGGCCGCGACCCACATCGAGGACTCAATCTCATTCACGAGCGTTCGCATGGCCTGCTCAAGCGTTTGCCCGACAATATCGCTATAGGGCGCGATGTCGCCGTTGTTCAAAGCTCGCCGCTCTTCACCCGTCCAGTTCCATGAGACTTTCCGAAGATTGTCCATGACGATAGACCCTGCGGCCTGTGTGATGTCGGTACCAGCCGGAGCAGTCGCAGCCGGAGCTACCGCCGCCGCCGCCAATGCCGGGACGATAGGATAATTAATAACCTGATTGTAGCCCGCGCGTTGTGCAGAGGCGTTTTTGTAACAAGCCGGAATGAATCCAACTAGCTCACGTCCCACTGTGTTTGCGCGGTCTTGGAGGATCGGAAGGATCGCAGAAATCGTGTTCGACATACTCTTCTCCTAATGAAATGTAATGTTGAGAATTCCCAACACTGACACCATCAGTGAAGAGCCGACATTCGCCCGGAATGCCTCTACGCGGCTATCTTGCCGCCATCCTTAAAGAACTGAGTGCTTTCTTGCGCGGTCATCTTTTGCTGCTCGTCAACGGTGATAACCCGACCACCATTCTTGCCGCCATTTGTTTGAGTCGCGCCGCTACCGCCCGCATTGGTAGCTTGATAAAACTTAGGATGCTCTTGCTTGTAAACTTCCCCGAAATACTTGTCCAATGTTAGCTCAGTCGGATCGCCGTCTTTATCCAGAACAACTACTTTTCGTTTGTCGTTCAACTTAAAACGAGGACTCGTATGACTTAATACAATGTCGATATCATCCGCTAATACCCCGGCTTTTAATGCCGCATCCCTGACGGGATTAATCAATTCAAACCTGTCTAGCCGAGCATTGCGTTCTGTGATTTGCTGTTCGAGCGTCACCCGCTCGTCTTTCCACTCTTTTTCTTTCTTGGCGAGAACGCGATCATACTCACCCTTATCAACAAGCTCTTTATCGTCCAGTTCCTGCAACTTGAGAAGGGCTGCGCGCGCCTTTTCAGGATCGAGGTCTTTATACTTCTCGGCCTCGCCAGCCAATCGCTTGCGCTCTTTCTTCTCTTTTTCAAAGGCTGACTTCAAGCCTGTTACATCTTCAATGCCTTCGCCTTGAAGAATGTAATCCTCGCCAATTGCTTTGTAATGCTCTTTGAGCGCATCGGCCAGAGCATCAAACTCGGCCTTCGTTAACTTGAATTTCAATGCCATTTACAGGGAACTCGTCCTTTGATGGTTTTGTGGCTCTCGGCCATTTCGCAAGAGTGTACGCCTAAAGATTCTCGTTTTGCAACAACTTTTTATTCGAGCAAGTCAGAATCAAGAATTGAATCGTCAGATCGCATCCTGAGTTCGACGGGAATACCTAAACTCACCTCACCTGTTTGGATTGCTTCCCGCGCTACCTCGCTCATGCGCTCATAGCACTTCTGAGACATATCTAGTTGGCCGCGCAACGAGGCATTCTCAATCTCGGCTCCCATTCTTTCTTGTTCTGATTGTGCCCAAAGAGAAGCATTGTAGTTTGCCGAAGTGGCATTGAGATTCGCCGAGATAATCGCGGCATCTTTTGCGCGACGATCCCTAGAAAACGCCCGGAGCATTGTTAGCAGAACGCCGAACATGAAACCGATTAACATTTCGCGCATTTGAATTAATTATTCGAGCGGCGTTCCAGCAGAGATTCCCAGACTGAGCAGAATTGGATTAAACATAAATGCTCCGATCTATCTCAAGAGGCTTTACAAGCAAACTCATCACTGACAACAGTAATATCAAGACCGAATACGCGATCCGCAAAGGGCAAATAAATCACGAAGCCTCGTCCAATTTCAAGCATGGACGGGCTACGGCCCTTCTCACGCTCGCAACGTAAGCACTCTGCAATTAACCGCATAATAGCATTTTGCGTTTCAAGCATATACCTCTCGATCTATTTGCAGTGGCTCGACATTCAAGTAGGAAAACTCAAAATCACAGCGACAATTAGAAAGGCAAGCACAGCCTTCGCCGATGTCTGTTATTTCGTCCATACTAACATAATCCTCAGTCGCGAGGCCGGGACAATCATCACACGTCGCGGAATCGTTGAGACATACCCTGCGAACCCCAACCGCTCCCGCATCCGATTCTCTAGCCTTTTGGCTATTGGCATAAGTTGAATAAATCGAGTCCGCATACACGCGCCCTCGCGAACTCATTGATCCCCAGATTAAATCTTCCAAGTTCTGAGAGTCTAATAAGTCTTTTGCGACACGAATCGCAACCTCATCAGCAATGTCAGTCGAAACAGAATCAGCGAGGGCCTCGTTAACCGCCTCTTTGACTGCCGACGTTCGTTCTGCCGCGTTCGACTTAGTTAATGCTCGCCGGACTTCTCTTTCAACAACCGCCTCAAGCCCAGAAGGTACTGATGAATCTTTAGCAGCAATGTTCGCGGCCTGCGAGGCTAGTTCTCTCGTTCTCGCAAATCCCTTTTCTGCTTGAACTTGCCATGCGTCTAAAAAACCTAATTCCCTTTGAACCTTATCATTTATGCGATGCCAGCGATCAAGATTCATTTGAGATTGACCACCATAAGCAATCACTCCAACAACGGAATGCCATGATTTGATTTTGTCTCTTAGAAGGGCGAAAAACGCGGCGAGTGTAAGAGTTCCGAGTAGAACCTTTTTCGATTGACGATCAACCTCGTCTTTCTCCTCGTCTATAAAAACTTCTATTTGATCGCGGATTTCTTGAGGCGGGACGATACGGCCTTTGTCGATGTATTGACGAGTTTTAGGATCGAATATCACTGAACGCCGCTCGCATTAAACATGCTTCCTAATTGTCCCGGCAGTCCGGTAGGGTTCGCGTTCGCGGCCAAGCCGACCGCTTGAGACACTCGCGTCATTTCGTTAATCCGCTTCACTTCATCATCAACCGTAACGTCCTCTGCTAAGACCCCGGCAGTTTCAAGCAAATTCAACACGGCAGCTAAGAAAGTTTCGAGTGACAATTTGCCAGACATAAGCGCAGTCAGCAGAACTTGGAAATGCTGAGGAGTTAAGACTAACGCTTCTTCTGCGATACCTAGCTCAATCGAGCCGCCCTTGCCTACTTCACCCGTCAAGTATTCATTGTGAAAGTCAATCGCGAGTTCAATACAGTCCTTCTCCGATCTTGCCATTGTCGCGAGTTCGGATAACTTCTCGGTAGTATCCTGTCTCTTCTCCGTAGCTGTGATCTGAGTGTCTTGTCGTTGAGTGAGAGTAGAGAGGCCAAGCATTCCCATTCGCTGCTCAATGTCGAGCAGGTGAGTTCGGCCTGCGGATGTCGCTCCAGCTTCTTTAATTTCCAGCCAGAAAGCATTTCCACCTTCGGGTAAATCCATCGTGCCCGAAACACTTACAACTTGTTCGGTACTATCCTGCTTCACTCCAACCCGAACTAAAACAGGCACGCGCGTTATATGGAGAATGTTTTCTTGATCTGAGGCATTTTGATAATGAGAAACATTCAGATGTGCTTGGCCCAACAAGGGTGGCAATGCTCCTAATTTGCCAGCTATCGCAACGGGAATTCTCTTGATTGTTAATTGTCCGCCGCCTTCGGGAATGATTTGCTGATCTTCTGGCTTAGAGCTGTCGAGTCGATTCAATTCCCATTCAACTACTCCATCAACTTTACGAAATGTTCTGAACCTTGTGACTTCCCGCTCACCGTAAAGACCGTCCGGCTCAGTCGTTATCTCTTGGCGTGTTAATTGGGTGAATTCTTGCCGTCCATTAACCCGCTCTATGCGCCAATTGATAATTTCGTCGCCTTTGCAAGATACCCAGTAAGGTCTACGGTTTAAGACTTGCTCATCCGCGAGGGTAGAACCTTGAGGCAGTGGCGCTTCCATTTCCACGAGAATAAATGCGTACCCTTCAAACTGATCGGTGAAATGCCTCTTTGCGAACACATCAATATGGTTCCCGCAAAGATCAACATCTTCTAGCTGTGTTTGAATCTCAGGAGGAACGTCATCGCCGATAATAATCTCTTTCTTAAACACCATCCCAGAAAGAGCTTCAACTGTCTTTCGATAGGCATCAAAGAAAACAGAACGATTAAGTCTTAATCTGTAGTCTTTATCAGGTTCACGAGGTTCTTGGGGAAGATACTTACTGCCAGCCTTACGCATTGCATCCGTGCCTGCATAAACATCACGGACTAGCTGAACGGATGGTTGACACGCAGACCATTCGGCGGATTTGTAGTCTGGGCGATTCTTTTTATCGACTGAGGGATCAGGCATCGAACGCGAGAATAACCCTATTTAGCTTGTGAGGCAATAGAAAGTTACGCACTCAAACTTTCGGCGATCTCCCGGCGGGAGCGTTCCTCGACACGGCTCACTAATAGCTGAAGGTCTTCGATCTCGTCAGGTCTTAAGGCAGCCTCGAACGATACTGCGTTCTGTCCTACATAGTGTACGCCCAGCGCTTTGACTTCGCCGATAATATAATTACGCGACGGGTCGCCCAACCTTGTCACATCACGCCATTCGATATTAATCGCTTGAATCATTTTCTCTCCTTTGGCTTCAACAGTGGTGCAAAGTCTTTCTTGGCTGGCTGAGGTTTCCCAAATCGCACAACTAGACTTGTAATCACGTCAGCTTGGGATTTGTCGCGACGCACAGCTTCATCAACAATCCATTTCGCGATGTCTGATTCCAGCCGACAGTTAAACTGAACTTTTGCCATACTGGAATGTATAGCACGATTGTATAGCAGAAGTCAAAAGGGACGCCCCGGAGTAAACCGAACTATTGGTTGATTAATTGCCGCCCACCAAGCCAACGCTCTCGCGATAACCGTGTCATCGTGCATTCCCTCCGGTGCTGAATAACCTGGTCTACCTGTTGCTAGTGAAATCTTTGATTCGTAGGCTACTAACTCGGCCTTGCCAACCGGATCATTAAGCCACTTCGCTTCGTTGCGCTCAAAACATAATGCTAAAGATTGAATCAATGGAGGCTTGGTTGCTGCCGTGGTTGTAAATGGATGAATGTTCAACTTCTCTTTGATCAGTGCTTCAATGTTTGGCGAGCCGATAGAGTTTTCTTCGGCCAGCCCATAACCTACATTCCATCTCTGATAGCCTGCTTTTAATCTGCCGCGCTGAAAATCCCATTGGATTTTATTAAACCGATCCAGTTCTAGTTCGACTTTGCAAGTCACACAAAAGCTACAGATCGCCGTAAAGTCTACCTTTTGCGCCCAATCAATTCCTTGAACAATCTTATGGCCCTTATGAGCCTCGACATCACCTTTCGGAGCGGTCAGGTTTGGTTCGATATTGCGAAACACGGCACCTTCAGATTGTAGAAATTCTGCTAGATATTCTTGCCTGAAAGTTAGATCAGGTAACTCTAATCTAGCTTTCTCAACTTCACTTGCTAAAATAAACGGGTTGGAAGTAGTCGGAAATCGCCACGAAGCCCAGTCTTCCATTAGCGGGTCTTGCCCATAGTCAAACCCTTGCTTAAAGAAATTCATTCCCCGTGGAGTTGAAAGCCAATAGGCATCGCCTTCATAATCAGTCAGTGTTGGCCTAATTGCTGCTTGCCATGCTTCTTGAAAGTTTGGCACCATTGCAGCTTCGTCAACAATAACCCTCTTATACTTCCTACCTCGCGAACTATCAGGCGAGTCCAACGACCACATATCAATAGAGCCTTTATTCAGTTCTAATCTATGCTGCTGGACGTTTACATTTGTAATTGCAGGGTGAAGCATCTGCCGCGCATCTCTCCAAACCTCGGCCAACATTTTATAAGTAGGGGAAAACCAAGCAACAGGCCAACCTTCATTCGCTAAACTAGCAAGCTCAATTCCGATTAAAGTCTTCCCAAAACGTCGCCCGCAGGCTAAGACGTTAAACCTCTTGGCTTCGTTGACGATTATTTGCTGTGATGGGTGGGGAGTTGGAAGAGTAAGATTAGTTGACTGCTTCGCTCTCAGCCGATCCCGAAGTATCAGCTTCGCGTCCGGCGGCAAGGATCGCCAATTCCCGCTCAATATCGGAGTCAAGTTGCTTGACATCGATCTGAATCTTATCACGATACTCAGACTTGCGGGCTTTTAACGTAAACATTAGAAGCGCGTCAGAGAACTTGCGAATATGGCCGCATACTTCACCTTGATAAAAGACTGGTTCTTCAACCCCGTGATATGCGCGGCGGCGAGCTTCGTTCTCTAAATCCTCAGTAGCTAACTCGACTACTCGATCCCACGCAGCAGCAAAAATTGAATGACGTTTACGCCATGCATAGACCGAAGGCTTAGAGACCTTTACAGTCTCGCAAGCCTTACCAACGAATCCGCCATTGTCTCGCAATTCTCTGAGAAATAGGCGAACTTTCCGACCCTTATTGAATCTCGTTAACATTGTAAGAAATCAGGTAATTCCATTTCACTTCCAACCCTATCTTAAAAGTAGAAAATACTCAACTTCTTTTTGATATTGCGTGTTCAAACTCTCGATTTGTTTCAAAATGGCGCGCCATTTATCGGCGCACTTGACCCTTGCTTCGTTCCGCGCTTAATTACCCCTTGCTTGAAGTTAGACCGCACAACAGCAACAGTTCGGCGCGTAGCCGATCCTTTGCACTTTGGCAGCTTGTTGATGGTTTTCAGCGGCCATGTCTTAACATTAGCGTTGCGAATCCGAATGATTTGAAATCCTTTGCTTTCAAGATATTTCGTGCGCCGAGCGTCATAGGCTAATTGATCGAGCTGATAGTGATGTGCTCCGTCTAGTTCAATTATCAACATTCGGTTTGGAATTAAGAAATCAACGATGTACGGCGGTTGGTGACGGTCATTTGTAACTTTCCGTAACGCAAAATAGTTCTTGACAAGCTTTTCTGGCTAGAGGCTAAAAAGTGCCGCATTTTCCTGACGTTTCCAAAGGTAACACTTAAGTGCGGAAACTGGCGGTCTTTGTGTTATGCCTTTCTATCGGGAGTGAGAGCGCATCAATTTCACCTTGCGGATCGTGGCCATTCACAAGCGCTCTGCCAACTGCCGCTCGCGCGTCCCGTTTTGCCAGCTCATATCCTTCACGAAACAAGTCTGAGCCAGTAAGGACTGACTCAATGATAGCTGCTATTTCTGCTTGTTGCTCTTTGAAATCGCAGACCGGGCTTGGCGGACAAATCTTCTCAGCCGCTTCTCTGCATAGGTGTTTGATGTCAGGCGGTTCTGTTCGCAGTTGGCGATCGTAATACTCGTTGATGGCAATCGGAACGGTGTTCATCCATTCATGCGTTTTAGTGCTCAGGTTGTCGTAATGCTCAAGCGCTGCGCGCCTCAAATCTTCTATCGGTGTTTGTGCTGCGTGGTCACTCATTGGGTATCGTGCTCCTCAACTCTTTCGCCGAATTGATTTCTTTGGTTCACTTCCTCAAGTTGCCCGAACCAGACATCTTCCCATCCGCGATAGAACTTGCGATCATTCTCACGCCATTCTTCAGTCATGCGTGACATGCTGCGCTCAAAAGTCAGCTGAAAAATTGCCCACGTCGCTGCGGCAGTTGCAAGTGTTGCCCAGATAACCAAAACCACTATCGTAAACTTTTCAGCCATTACCCTTCTCCTAACTCAGCTAGAATTTCATTTGCTGCTCGCGCCTTACAGCCACAGCGAGCCATGTTTTCTTTTGAGCCCAACCTAGATCGATGATGCCACTCATCTCGTTTTCGCTTCACAACTTCTACTGCTCTATTAGCAGCAGAGCGGAGCGTAACAACTTGAGTCAGAAGGTTTTCTTTTCTGCGAATCAGCCCAAGAATGCCATTTACGAGTTCAGTTGTTGAATACAGCGGATCATCATCTTCAGTTGGATCGTTTAATACCGAAGAAGCGAGGGCACGCTGAATCTCAAGACGCTCTGCTTGCAATCCCTCAATCTCTCCTGCTTGTTCAGTGACAAGAGCATCGAAGCGGCGAAGATCGTTAAGTAAATCATTAACGGTGAGTTCGTATGCGCGCTCAACATCTCCTGCGCCTTCGATCATTGCTTTAATGTCTACCTGCAGGCGATCCACTTTCGCTCTTACTTCTGCTCGCCACTGTTGCTTCGAGACCATTACAGGTTCAAGTTCTGAGGCGATGAGCGATGCGACCGTTAAGCCTTTCCGAATTAAGACGCACATCAGCATCGAAGCCTACGGCATCTGCAACCTTCTCTGCTATGCGGTATGCGATTGAGTTAGTAGAGTTCTTGGGCATACATTTCCTTCTTGACTTCTTCCATCATCACCATGTCGTGGGCATCGTGTGCCGCGTTCCAATCACACACCATTGGTGCAGCCTCCTCTGCTGAAAACTCGCCGCAAAAGCGAAGCGGTAGACACCAACCACTGAAAACCGCAATGATGCGATATTTCTTGGGCGTTGCCTCATGGATTTCAGCCATCCTACCTCTCTCCTTTCACCGCAGCCGCACGAATCGCGGCGGCGATTTCAGCGCCGCCTGTCATTTCCATGTGAATGTCAGCAGCGAACGATTCAACGATCTGCGCGTCCGCTTCTCTCTGCTCATCCCGTACTGCTTCTCCATAGGCGAGGATGGCGGCAACCAGCGAACGCTTATGATCTTCACTGATTCCATAGTCAGGAAAGTCTGCGACGATCTTCTCTGCTTCATTCATGATTTACCTTTCACAACATGCTCTCAAAGACGTGCCACACGGGCGGCATATTTGGCCTCTGGGCGGTGGCGATAAACTTTCTGTGAACACCCATATCGACCCACATTGGATTGCCTGTGCCAAAGATTTCAATAACGCGCTCTCGGATCGGCCTGTCAGTATCAACGACTGCCCATAGACATAAATCCTCACCTTGGAATTGTGCGGTAAGGATTTCCGCGTCTTCAGGCATTTTTACTCGTTGCGCGTCCGTGATTTCAAGTCGATACTTGTAAATAGTTTGCACGGGCTTACCCCTTACCTTTCACTGATGCTAAAGCCTTGCGAGCGATTTCCACGCTTCCCGGCTCATCGAACGACGAATAACTACCTGTCTGCTCAAGATGCTTGCTTGCGCCCTCATCGTTGAACGCCGCAATCTGCTTCAGTGCTGATACTGCTTCATCAAAGTTGTTTAGTCGTTCCGCGATCAGTCGCGTTAGTTCTGCCTCTTGCGCGCCTGAAAACGCTGGAATTGGCATCATGCTTGGATCGCGCCATTTCTCAACGTCATGCCAGTCGGCGATAACTTGTTGCGCGATTTCTTGCGGTGTTGCTTTATCTGTCATGATGATTGCCTTTCCTCTTTAGCAATCTGAAACTTCTGATTTGTCGGCGAAAACACGCGGACGCGAGCGCCTATCACGGCAACAATAATCACCGCCTTCTTGCGTTGAAATCCAACCATCCACCAAGTATCAGTAACCTGCCAGATTTGCTTCCATCCTGCACGGACAAGCCTCTCGGCAAGCTCTTCTAATCTCTCAAACTCATCTTTTCGTTTCAGGCGGCTCACTTTCATTTCACCTCCAAAAGTTTCTTAGCCTTCTCAGTCAACACCGCCCGCCCCGGACTCACTTCCTCAATTAATCCTGCATCAATTGAAATCAGTAAAGACTATTACTCTTGAGGTAGTAGGTGGCGCGGAGTGGGGGTTTGCAAACAACAGAGAGCCGATCTCGCCGTCGATCATCAAGTCATTTCGATCACCTTACCTCTTCTTGCTGCCTTTGCCGTTCAACTTTGGCCGATTCCGCGTACTGTCAATAAACGCTTGGAGCTTGTCGTCCTGCTTCACCGCGCGGCGTCCAATCACCTCGGTTTCGGTTAGGCGTTTATCGGTTAAAGCAATAGATACGGCCTGAGATGTTACGCCCGCCAACTTCGCCGCTTCTGTTACTGACAAGGGTTTCATGATTTCGGATTGTAAGCGCGCTGCTTACCTAAAGTCAAGAACATTCTCAGCTACGCTGTTTTACCTGCGTAAACGCCAAAGGGTCGCTCCTCTAACATTTTTGCTTGACTTCCGTAAGCGATAGGTTTACAGTTACATCGTGTTTGAGATCGATAAAGACATTCCGTGTATCCCGCGCAATACTCGAACCTCGTCGTTTACTATCGAGGTACGCGAGACGCTAATGAAGATGGAGATAGGTGATAGCTTTGCTTACCAAGATGCGACACCAAGCATGGCGCTTAATAGAACCATCCGTTCCGTTGCGCGATCCATGAATATCGGTATTACGGTGCGCTCAATAAGTGAAAAGAGATTCAGAGTATGGAAACTCAGTTAATCACATTAGAGCGCGGGATTCCGATTCCGCCACGCTACCCGAAGCGCAAAGCTGCGGGACCGTGTCCTTCCTGTGCTCGAATGCCGCGCTCCGGTCTGACATATTGCGATCACCATCTTGCGAAGCAGCGAGAATGGGCACGAGCGCGAATACTCAAAGGGCTGTGCGTCGCTGGTAGTTGTAAGAATAGTCCGGCTAAGGGGCGCACTCAATGCCGAGAGCATCTGCGCTCAATGGTGATATACAGCCAATCTTTACGTCATCGCAGAACATCAAGACGACTTTGCATTCAGTGTGGTAAACGTCCAGCATGGTGGACACTCTTTTGTGTTATCTGTCGAACCGGCAATGACCATCATTACAAGTTCATCCTTCCTTCTGGTGCGCGCAAAGCGCTCCAAAAGCACCGTCACCATGAAAGAATAGATGCCCGTCGCCAACAAGCGGAAATCGCGGTTGAATGGACGGATAATCCTCGCATAGCCAAGATTTTCTCAATGCGACACGGACTAGAAGACGGCTCGGATCGCACACTTGAGGAAATCGGTGCGGTATTTTCCGTCACTCGCGAACGAATCCGACAGATTGAGGATAAGCATTTAACATGGCTCGCTAGCGAGGGGTTCGACCTTCCGCTATTGCGCCCACCTTTTGAAGCCGCCGAACGCCAACCATTAAAGACCAGGACATATCTGGTAAGCGACGGGCAGCGAAAGAAGGCTCATTGCCACGTTCTCGTTAAAGAAGCATTAGAGCAAGGGACTCTCATAAAAGGTTTATGCGGGACTTGTCAGGCTGTGGACGTAGTTGGTCATCATAACGACTACGACAAGCCTTTAGAGGTAGAGTGGCTATGTCGCAAACACCATATGGATGCCCATCGAGGGTTCTGGCTAGACAAGTTTGACTCGTCATCACTTTTAGTAAGCGCGTTACGGCGTTTGAAGCCGCGCCAAGAGGACGTATTAGCCGCGACTGGCATTAGTTCAACGACGCTTCTAAAGATATTACGTGGTGATACAAGCGTAAAACGTCAGTACGTGTTAGCTGTTGAGAGGTATGCTAACCACAAATCCTGATCTATTCAGAGTAGGCCACAGACGGAGCGAAACAAAATCTTGTAAGTTTTGAATCGCAGAAGGAGAGAAGATGAACCAAAGAATCAAGAAATTGTGGGTCAAGGCGTTGCGAAGCGGAAAGTTCAGCCAAGTCACGGGGAAGTTGCGCAAAAGGGACGGGCACGAGGTTGGTTATTGCTGTCTCGGCGTTTTGGAATCGCTTTGCATTCAGGAAATAGGCGGTAAATTCAAGGGCGGCTTGCATCCCAATCAAAACCTGCTTTCAGCAAAGACAATGGAGTGGGCTGGGCTAAACACGAACGATCCCGTGTTAATGCCCAGAAAGCACCTAACAGCGTCCGAATTAAACGATGACGGTAATTCATTCGCCTCCATCGCAGATCGAATCGAGAAATATCTATGAAGCCTGAATCAATCTCAAGCACTATCAAGGCTGGCATCGCGCTAGTCTGCGTCATCTTGGCTTACATTTTAGCTGTGGCGTTGGCTCAGCAGTAGGAGGGGTGAATTATGGGTGAGCGCACATCGAAAGAGAATGAATTGATTGGAACCATCGCGCAATGTCTTTTGAACGATATGGCGGACGCTTCGAATTTACGTGTTCAAATTGCCGAGTCTGTCGGATTTAACAAGGGCTATGAGCGCGGCTTTGATGAGGGATACGCATCCGCGCAGCGTGACATGCGGAAGGCAATGGGCGGGGTGCATGTTGCGGCTGGTTATCAATTCAGGGAATGCCAATAGAGAGGATACCTAGTCATGGGTGAACAAGTAGACAAAATCTCCGCGCTGATTGACGAATTTATGGAGACACAGGAAAAGACAAATCCCGGTTATTACATTCAGATGCGCCGATCACTTTCTCGACACATCGCCAATGGATTGTCCGCCGCCGAATCTGAGACTATTGCAGCACAACGTGAAGTGATCGTTGCGCAGACCACTACCCTTGCGGGGATATGTTCCCACTACGCCACGGCACTTAGAATGCTCCACAAGACCCACGTTCCCTATGAGGCTGAGCATTGCCCCATAGTCGTCTGCGTAGAAGGCAGAAATAACTTGTCGCTCGTCCTTGAACTCGCTAGAAAGGCTCAAACCAAATGACCAAATCAGAACTAGCCAAGCTACGGAGAATCATCTTACGAGTTATTGATGATGGCTGCACTTGTGAAAGCGGCGAAAAGCATCCGTGGGAATTCTATGAGGATGGAACTGAGGGCGGTAATGTTGATGCCTACACAGAAGATATGGCAAATGCTAATCGACTACGCTTTTGTGATCGCATTCAAGAGCTACTCACCGAAGAATCCCCGGTCGATTACAGCCAGCCGCATAAGTTTCAACTTGAAACACAGCGAACGAACTATCAAGTCTGTAAGTGTGGTCTATCTGATTCTAATGCAGTACATGTTTAGCCCTAGAAACACTTCGGGCCAGCTTTTGACGGCTGGCCTTCTGTGTGTTCGATATTGCAGGTTTGCGCTTCCCTACTGAGGCCCACAGCATACCACAAAAAAGCTATTGACGCGCAACTCGTTTCGGCGTAGTCTGAAAATGTTCGATATTGACCTGAGATTCCTTCCAAAGAATCCCTTCTCAATATCATGACCGCGCCGCAAGAGAAGCACTGGCGGAACATGAAGCTACAAGAGAACAATCGAGACTCGCATACGCCTGACGGCCATCTCAGGGATATTCCCCTCAGACTGCCTCAATCAGACGACTGATAGAACGAGCGTTTACGGACAAGGGAGAGTAAACCCATTGCCCTCTGTAGCCCTGTGAGAGGTCGGCGCGTTAGAAAAGCTAAACCAAAGTACCCGCTGCAAAGAAACCTATACGCTGGCTCCATACGAATAGGCAACTATTGCATGACCTTCCAATAAGAGAAGGCCGTGCTGCGTCCTTCCGCTTCTCCACCGAATAGGTTTTAAGAGGTTCGCTTATGACACGTTGTTCAATTTGTCCGAAAGACGCTGATTACTTAGAAAAGAAAGAAGGGCCGCTTTGCAAAGGTTGTTGGTTAGGCTTAAAGATGTTCAATTTCAGTCCCGAACGTCTCAGCCGAGCTAAAAAGTACATGCTTTGTGGTTTGAATCATCGGAAACAAAAGAAACGAAAACATAAGCACGTTTCTTACCTACCAGAGGACGTGAAATTTAACCGAATGGTTAGAGAGGAAATTCAGGCCGCGCCATTAAAGATTCCTGAAGTGGTCGCTTCTAAGCCGCGCAAGGTTAGGATCGTGAAATGATATAATCGCTGAATTATTATATTGACTTTCGCCTACAAAAGTTGTACAAAAGGATTCCATGAGCGAACACGTAACTATCAAGATTACCAAAGCCGCAAGGGTCGGCCTTAAGCATATCGCCGTCCAGACGGGTGAAAAACAATACGCATTGGTAGGCCGTCTTGTTATGCAGGAAAAAGATAGGCTTGCCGACTTGGAGCGAGCATCACGTTTACCTCGTGACTTGAACCCGTCAAAGGGCGGTAAGTGGGTAATGAAATTCAACCGCAAGCCGGGGCCGCGTAAGAATGGGAGCAAGAAATGAGTGCACCAACAAAACGTGAAGCACTAGAATCTGCTTTGTCCGGCATCAAGGAACGTCTGCGAGTGGTCAACCAAGAAATTAATGAGCGAATCATCCTGCGCGAACAGCTTTACGATTCGCAAGCAACCACAGAAGAAATGATTATCGAGGCAATGCGAGAAGAACTAAGGAGAAACTATGAGCAACGAAGAACTTGAAACCGCTTTTGATGACGCCGCAGAGCGATGGAGCAACGAAAACCCGATGATTGATCGGCGAATGGCTCGATACTTCTTTTTTGCAGGCTCGACATTCGGAACGCAGGCCGTGGGCAAGCTCTATGGAGAATTCGTAAAAGCCATCGAGCCAAAAGAGGCGAAATGATCGACTTTAATAGTAGTGACTACGACGAAGGATACGAAGAATCCTTTAACCATGAATGGCCTCCATCTGACGAAGATATTAATCGTTGGACGGATGAGAATGAGAAGTTTCTCGCCCTTAATGAGAATGATGGGAGCATTCGAGCGTGAGTAGACCAAAAGGCGGATACAAACTTGCTGACGGCACAAAGGTTCCGGGCGTCACAACTATCATCGGGCGATTCAAGGATTCTGGCGGTCTAATTCATTGGGCATGGCAACAAGGCTCTGAGGGGTTGGATTTCCGAGAGACGCGCGATGACGCTGCTAATGCCGGACTTCTCGCTCACGATCTCGTGGACTGGCATTTAACCGGGAATGATGACGCTAAAATTCAGGCTAGTTTCGCCTTCAAAGTTGCTTCTGATATGGTCACGCAAGACGCCGCAGATAAAGCCATGAAAGCCTATGAAAACTTTGGTGCGTGGCAAATTCTGGCAAACCTGAAGATTATTTCAACAGAAGAGAGTCTTGTATCAGAAAAGCATCGATTTGGCGGCACTTACGACGGGATTGCGATTGCGGAAATTGACGGCAAGCGAAGTCTTTGTGATTGGAAAACCAGTAACGCGGTCTATCGAGATTATGCAATTCAACTAGCCGCCTATAAAGGGCTATGGGACGAGAACCATCCGGATGAGCCGATTACCGGAGGATTTCATTTAGTTAGATTTAGCAAAACGGATGCGGACTTTGAACACCGATATTTTGGGGAACTCGAATTGGCATGGCAACAGTTTCTTTTACTGCGCCAAGCTTACGAGAACGATAAGCTGTTAAAGGCGCGAATTCGATGAGCGATATAATCTCAATTCACAAAGAGCTAATCCGGCTCAGTAAGGCTCTGGCTGGGGCTGTAAACGAGTTTTCCGATGTCGTGGTTGATGCCGCCGAGAAACGCAGCGCCTATGACATATTATGGGCGCAGTCAATGCTCCAGACGCCGGACGAGAAAACGCAAAAGATTAAGGAGGCTTTAGCGACCGAAGCATGTGCGGTTCAGATGCTTCAAGCGCGGGTTGCTGAGGCTACGCGAGACGCGCTCAAAGAAAGAATTCGAGCACTTGAGACGGTACTATCAGTTCAACAGTCACGTCTTCGCTACCTCGAATCAACTGAAAAAGACTTCAACTGAAAAGGACAACACAACCATGAAATCAACCGATGTTTTTAGCTCAAGATACATCAGCGCTGCCGATTTGAAAGATCGCGACGTAGCCGTAACTATCGAGCGTGTCGAGATCGAAAAGATGCCGAGCGGCGAGAAAAAACCAGCCTTGTTTTTTAGAGGCAAAGAGAAAGCCTTTCTGCTCAATAAAACCAATTTCAATACCATCGCTGACGTGTTAGGCGCAGACGACACCGACGATTGGGAGGGCAAGCAAATCACCATCTACCCAACTGAAACGGATTATCAAGGGAAGATGGTTGACTGTATCCGCGTCCGGCGCAACAAAAAGACCGCAAGCGCGTGGCAAGCACCGCCGCCACAAGACGCACCAGCGCCCAGCGACTACGATGACTCAGAAGAAATCCCGTTCTGATCCTTCTACCTGTCCGGGCTGTGTAACCTTATTTCTCCGTTGACGGGATAGACGAGGGAGCAGCCCTGGAATCTTTCTTCTTGACTATGCTTGCCACTTACTATATGCTTAGAACCATGAAACGTGCTGACATTAAAAAGGGGTTGGATCGGTTGCGCAGAGAGGTTGACCCTCGATTCGCTTCTGCGATACGCAAGATCGCTGACAACTTGGAGGATATCCTTGATGGGCCTAGTAAGGGCGGCAATGCTCGCGCTAAGAATCTCTCCAAGAAACGCCGGAGTGAAATCGCTCGCAACGCGGCAAAGATAAGGTGGAGCAAATGAGTGAGTGGAAACCAATAGAGAACCCGCCGCGCAGTGGTCGATATATTGTCGGCAATGCCAAAGAGCAACGAGTGGGCGAGGCTCGCTATATGGCGAACAAAAAGATTTGGAAGTTTCCCAATGCGGGGATGCGATTTGAGGTAACCTACTATATGCCGCTTCCTGCTCCTCCGGCTGAAGAGAAAGGGTGAAATCAATGGGAATTATATACTTGACTGCTCCGTTTAATTCGTGGTAAATTCTCTCTATGAGTCGAAGCACAATAAGCACCTTTCAGTTGTTCGAGTTGATTCCCGATCAGGAAACGGCTCGCGTCTATTTGGAGTCTCGCCTGTGGCCTAACGGAGTGATTTGCCCTCAGTGTAAGTCCGGCGAACGCATCACGACCCGCAAGGATGGTTTCTACGCTTGCAACGCCTGTGACAAGCTGAAATTCACTGTCCGCACCGGAACGATTTTTGAGCGCAGTCACGTTCCCTTGAATAAATGGATTTACGCTATGTATCTTCTCGTGACCGCGCGGAAGGGTATCAGCTCGCTTCAGTTGGCGAAGGAGATAGGCGTAACCCAAAAGTCCGCATGGTTCATGCTTCAGCGACTCCGAGAGGCTTGCGGCTCGGATATGGACAAGCTGAGGGGCATTGTCGAAGTTGACGAAACCTTTGTGGGCGGTCTGGAATACGCGAAGCACGAAAACAAAAAACTGAAAGAAGGACGCGGTTCTGTTGGCAAGACGCCGGTGCTCGGAATGCGTGAGCGCGGCGGGCGCACGAAAGCCTTCCCGATTGCCGCAAACGATCTGCCAACGATTCAGGCGGCGATCCATGACAGCGTAGAGGTCGGCTCTACTCTCTACAGCGACCAACACGGCGCATATTCCGGCATCGGCGGTCTTTTCTTCCATCACGCGAGCGTCAACCACTCTGACGGCGAATGGACGCGGGGTAACATCTCCACTAACTCGATTGAATCCGTTTGGGCCGTTCTGAAACGCGGACTTCATGGCGTCTATCACCACGCCAGCAGAAAGCATCTTCATCGTTACGTTGACGAGTTCACTTTCCGGCTGAATGCGGGCCGCGTGGCGCGTCATACTCTCTTGCGGCTGGATTCCTTCATCGCCGCCGTCGCCAACAAACGAATCACTTACGCGGAGTTGACTGCATGAAGAAGCCAAGGGTTCCTGCGGTCTTAGATCGCATAACAGACGTGGTTGTGAACTTTCGCCCGAAGGTGAAGCGGAAGAAAACCAAGAAGCGAAAGCGAGCAAAGCGGTAGGATGCAGCCATATCACGAGGAAAATGGAATCACGATCTACCACGGCGATTGTCGGGACGTTCTCAACTCGCTTCCGTATGCCGCCGCCGTCGTTACCGATCCGCCTTACAACGTCGGAAAAGACTACGGAACTCACAATGACAGCATGAGCGATCTTGATTATGCAAAGTGGGTTGAAACCGTGACGAGCAAGTGTATCGTGTCGGCCGGTAAACAGTTCTGGGTTGCGCCGCGCTATAAACTGGAACTCTGGCTTCACCACTTGCCGGGTGCGCATCTGATTGTCATTCCGCGCGGCGCAACGGGCCCGTTTCGGCAAGGATGGAGTGACCAATTCGAGATCGCGCTTTCGATTGGCAAGCCTGCCGAATGCGTTCCCGATCTGTGGTCCGGAATTCGATTGAAAGGCGAAGGCTACTTTTTCCGCGAAGAAACTTTCGGGCATCCGGGCTATACGCCCTATCCGATCATGCGCAGAGCGGTTGAATTGCTGTCTGAGCCGGGAGAGTTGATTGTAGAGCCGTTCTGCGGCACTGGAACCACTCTGAGAGCCGCGAAGGACACAGGACGCAAGGCCATCGGCATCGAAATCGAAGAGCGATACTGCGAGATCGCCGCCAAGCGTTTGAGTCAAGAGGTTTTTCAATTTGCCTAACATTTATGAATCAGAGCACTAAAGTGTATAATTCCCAAATCAATGGCTAAGCGGATTCACATATTTAAAATCTCTCTTAACTATACTCGCTGCGAAATCTGGTGGGGATCGCGCACTTTTCATAACAAGCTTGGCTCAACGATCATCACGCCAGATAAAGGATTGACCCGCAGGCAACGACACGACGTGATTGCAGAAGCGCTATTCGAGCGCGCGGGCATACCTGCCCCAAGCTATCGGCCAGCGAAAAGAGAAAAAGCATGAGCGTGCTTTTGTCAGACCACGAAACCTACACAGCGCATTGCAATGGCTGCCGGGACACGCTGACCATCATAATTACAGATGATGAACCGTGGGACGATCAGGAATATGCAGCTTTAACTGATGCTGGCTGGGAACAAAGAGACTTAGGATATTTTTGCCCTGATTGTTTACCGGACGCTCCCGAAAGTTTTCTCGAAAATGTTGATAGACGTGTTGATGAGGTAATGGCGTGAGCGAAAAGCGTTACTTAGGCGATTCGGTTTATGCAGAGTTTGATGGTTATTACGTTTGGCTGACCACTGAAAACGGCTTTCCCGGCGATCCTCGGAACAAGATCGCGCTAGAGCCTGCCGTGCTTGATGCGCTTAACGAATACGTGAAGGGACTTCTATTGCGAACGGAAAGAAATGAGGGCTTATGAGTCTTAATAATATGAAGGTTGGCGACTGTGTGCTGATTCACTTAAACGGTGTTCTAACCACCGAACGAGTCAAGTATGTAGGCGCAAAGACTTTCAGAACGGACACAGCTCGCTCTTATTATAAGTCTACAGGTTGCGAGTCGAATGGCGGCATATGGCAAGAGCATTACCGAACTGTTTGGCGTATTGCGACCGTCAAGGACGTAGCCGCCACCGCTCAGCGCCAACAAGAACAGGAAGAACGACGAGAACGGGCGATAAACCTATGCCAGACGTTCGGAGTCATGTTTGATTCAAAGTCATGCGAAGGTGATCTTATAACAATCGAGCATCGCGGCCACCGATACGAAATAAGGGAGATCGAGGGAAGGTTGTGGAGCTAATGAATTCAGTTTGCTATATCTGCCATCGCCCAGAAAACTATGATGGATGGGTTGGTCTTGGTCGTATCGTTCGTGACTGCGATCATTGCGGGAATCCGGTTTGCTCCGAATGCTCAGAATGCGATTACGATATGGTTGGCGATCCGCCGCGCTACGTCAATACTCAGTGGACTTGTAATGTTTGCATTAACCCGGCGGCGCATATCGGCAAGGACGAAGCAGACTATGCGGCTGCTTGTATGCTGCAATGCCTCTCAGACCAAGCCGCGACTCCGTTTGCAACGGCAGTGCTTTTTAATGCGGCTCGTCACTTAGTAGAAAAGGAATTAGCTTCCGGGTCGGCTGCGCAGTTGGAGACGTAACCTCGATATAAAGTTCTACCATTGAGGTACGTCATGAGACACAATCGCGATGAAACCAGTCCGGCCCGGATTTTATGAATTGGTGGTTAAATCTTAGGTTGTTGTTGAGGAGGTTTTTATAATGTTTCCCGTTTCAACCATTGACGACGCGACGTTGGCGTTTCCTGCAAACGTGCGCGACATAATGCCAGCACAATCTGACATTCCTGACGAGTTTAGGCGCTCGTCAAACAAATGGAACAAGCTTTTTAGGGTAATAATATAGTTGACGCAGCAGGCGGGCAAGAGTAATCTGTCCTCGATGCGCTGGCTAGAAATCATAGCCTTGATCGTGTCCATCCTCAGTGGGCTAGTCGCGATCAGTCAGTTTTTGGGCCTTAGTTTGGTGGGCCTTTTCAAAAAAAATTTCTTCTATTTACAACAAGTTCGACTAAGTGTAGACCAAGGCGTCTAGAACCTCGCGAGTCAATCTATTTTCCGGCCTTCCTTCGGTTGTCGTCTTTACAAAGCATCTGACAATTCTGTTCTACTGTCTTGCCGCCTTCTCGCCACGGCTTGATGTGGTCGCCTTCCATTTCAGACACCTCGTAGTGTTTTCGACACTTCGGACAAATGCCCTTTTGCTTCTCGTAAACCTTCTGCTTCATTGAATCCGTGAACTGTCGGATTCCCAGATATTTTTCATCACGAGTAAGAATGTATGGATAGATACCATTCTTCTTTTGGACATCATCGTCCGCGATGAGCTTGGCAGTCTCATCTTCAATCCTCTTCGTGTTAACGGGCTTGTCGTGAAACTGGTTATACAGCTTCCCCCAATCGACGGTCTTCATGAACTTTCTTTTCTTTGTAAAGGTAGCGTTGATCCAGTCGATGACACGTTTGTAATAGAGCCATAACTCATTGGCGTTTTGGTCGTGCTGGTGCTTCGCCATGTATTGCTCGATCTTTCCATCAGATTTCCAATCGATAGCAGTCTCAAGGAATTCTTGCCGGATAGGGCTTCCGGTAACGTAATCGCCTCCTATGACGTAGGCGGGACAGCCAGTCTTACTAAAATACCGTTTTGCGTCCGTCACCCAAGACCCGGAGTAAACGGCATTTCGCAATTCCTGATCGGAGAGTTTTTCGCCTGCAATGTTGATTGTGCGAAACCAATCAAGCCTTTCACTGTCGCTTCCCGAACAGAGATAGACCATTAACTTGTAATTAAGAATCTGCTCCTTCTTGTCCTTCGGTAAATTATGGAAGTAAATATTCTTGTAGGAAAAATCCCCGTTAACGTACTGGCATACGGAGATTGTCCGCTGTTGCCCGTCGATGACTTCAAAGTTCCCATCGTCACGAACTGCCCAATACATCACGTTCAACGGAAAGTTATTTTGAATCGTATTTATGACCGCGTCGCGCTGTTTGTCTTTGTAGATGAACTCGCGTTGATAAGGCGGACGAATATCGAGCTTGCCGCCATACCCAACAACTCCACCTTCGGCAGGCTTTTCTTCAAATTCTTTTGCTAACTCGCGTACCGTAATCTCTTTAAGTTCGATCTTCATTTGGTTTTTCTTTTGATGACAATGCGCTTATACAACGGTCTCTTATTCACCACCGGGCCGTTCCAAAGAATTGTTCGACCATTTGAAATCGTTTCAGTCTTAATAGCACCAAGTTCCTCGCCATGTTCACCAGCATTGAAACTTCCAATAATCTGGAACTGCTTCGGGTTGTATTTTTCCAAAAAAGTGATCGGAACACCCATCAAACCTTGAAAATCCATCGGGATGTCTTTTGTTTTTGAAACTTCAATGGCATCAAAGTTATCGTATGTTGGAAATTCGATTTCGTTATAAGTTTTATAAAGAATCAATTCTTCGTGTCTCTTGCTTATATCAAGATTTGTAAACCAACAAGTATTATTGCTTGAGACAATTCGGTTCCCGTCTTCATCAATGCGGGCTTCAGTACCGTGCAAAGGATAATGTTTAGGAACGATAAAACCTGAAAAGTTACGATTACTATTTATCCCTATCCAGAGCTTATCTTCCTTTATCAACGTGAACGTTTCCTTGTAAGTGACTGCATTCCAAGTTCCGACGACAAGAAACTTTTTATGGTACTTAGCTAACTGCGTGACGTATTCTCTAAACAGCGAGAATGGTGGGTTTGTGACAACGATATCAGATTGTTCCAGGAGTTCGATGCACTCTTTGCTGCGAAAATCCCCATCGCCGTCGAGGTGTTTGATGCCAATCTCATCGGGGCTGGGAACTCGATCACCGTCCTTGTCGCCTGTGTATTCAAGCCAAACTGCTTTATCGGATTTGTGTTCGCTGAAGATGTTCGGTTGGCTATTCTTGTAACAGGTGGTGATGAGCTTTTTCAGCCCTAGCTTTTCGAAATTCTGCGAAAAATAAACGAAGAAATTGCTAACCCACGGATCGTCGCAGTTACAAAAAACAACCTTGCCTTTGAAGTGCTTTTTGTAGTGTTTGAGTTCCCTTTCGACATCGGGAAGCCGAGTATAAAACTCATCATTTTTTGCTACTCTTGCGGCGTGTAAATCTTTATTCGTTGCTTTTCTCGCCATCTGTTACGCGGCTCTCTTTTTCCTTGCGGCCTTCTGCTTGTCGTACTTCGCTTTCTGTTGGTCGATCTCTTTCTTAGGAACGGCCATTAGTCGCCGCGTGAAGTCCTCGAAGCGTTTGAATTCTTCGGATGGCGGTTTAGCTATCTTAGGTTTTTTCATTCGTCCTCCGAACTCTCTGCGGTATTTAGCAAATATCTAGCCTGCGGATCAACCTTTAGACTCGTGCGCCTTTTATCTTTGAGTATTCCCTTTTTCTTCAAGCCTTCAAGTAATCGCTTTGAGGCGGGCCAAGTTTTTTGAGTGAGCCGCTGAAGATCACTTACGCTTATCGCGCCATGTTCGGCAGCGAAGTTTATCGCCCGTCGTTCATCTTGAGCAAGGGTCTTAAATATAGCTTCGCCCACGACGGCCATTGCATCCGCGTCCAGTAAGGCTTTCCTTTGCTTATAGGCGTTGCGTAATATTACCTGAACCTGAACATCGCCTTTTTGTCGTTGGCGGAATTCTGGCTTCGGTAATTCCATTGCGGCCATTGAATCGCGTATACGCCGCGCACCTTCACGAGCAGCGCGCGCATATCCCAGATATATCATTACGTCCATCAAATGTGGATTGCGCGCGTGTTGTGTGAAATAGATATTGTCGGGATTAACGAGCGGAGGGAAAGCGCCCGGACTGGTGATTTCTAGTCGATCTTCGAACATCCTTATTGCGACATACATGTTGCGAATATTGTATGAGCGATGGGCGCACGCATTGACTAACGCTTCGAACCAAGCAGTTTTTGGATATTCCGGCTCAGTGTGGAACTTGTTGTCAGAGCCTAAGCGAGTAAACGTACGAATTTGAGAGTCAATAATTCGTACTGCTTCCTCAATTTGAAGCGGGATCGGGCCACTGTCAATCCAGTTATCTCTAATAGGATTCCATCGCTCGCCTGTTCCTTCCGTTTCCCCTTCGAAGCGAAGGAAGCGAATCTTACAACCTGGAAAAGCGCGTTGCGGATCTTTTGCAAACAATAGAGCGCAAGCATTATTTGGGATAAAGCCGTTTGGGGTTACTTTACCCAAGTGGCGCATCGCCAATAGTTCCTCGACGGAAATCTCTTCGCGTAGCTCTCTTGCTTTGTAAAAACTCGACGCATACGCTTGAATTAAATCGGTGAGAAAGTCTTGTGGATATTCGTAATCCGTAGGCTCTTGCTCGAAATCAATTTGTCCTCGATCTATTTCTAGTTCGCGAATTTCATATTCGTTAAGCTCTTTCTTTTCGTCACCTAATCGGACAAACGCCTTGTTCTTATTAGTGCGAACGAGCCTACCCGCAGGCTTATAATGAACGTACATGAGAAGCACGTAATCGTGTTGGCCCTTCTCGTGTCGGAACGGAATACGTTTGGTTTCGCATCGCGCCTCCGAGCAATAGGTACGTGCGGCCTTCTCAAGGTCATTTATATGTGACTGCTCTGCTTTTAGACATCCGCTGATTACTCCGTCATCCTCTATCCCGATGGCTATAAGGCCGCCATCTGGCGGTGAGTTGGCCCACATTGAGAGGTAGACGCCTAAGTAATCCGCTTGAATGCCAACTGGCTTCCGTTCAATTCGACGATCTTCGGCCAATAGACGGAGCAACGAAGCATCGGCCTGTTCATAGATTTCAGACGCGGTGAGCAGCGCGGGCGATGGAATAGGCGGCTCAAAGGGTAGAAAAGTTTGGTCAGTCGCCATGTGTTCATTTCAAAGGGCTTAGGTTACCCTTCGAAGCCCTTCGAAATTACATTGTCATCGTTTCCCGCGCCTTTGTCGAGTTAAGTGTTTTTCAGGCTTCGGAGGAACACTCGCCCGTCAATTCCTCGAACGTGAGGCGACGGCCAGTGAGACACTTGGCAACCTCCAAAAACCGATAGAGATCGTTTCCCATGCGCTTGTTGAAGCGAAAACTTTGTTCATCGAGATAGCGGAAAAGGTGGAACGGCTCGACAGATACATACGTCCCTTTCAACGCTCGCTTTAAGAGACTCCAAAAGTTTTCAATCGAGTTAGTGTGCACGTTTCCATCAACGTACTTTTCAGCATGGTCAATCACTTGGTGAATATATTGATCGGCCAATTCGTTGTAAGACTTGAGCGCGTCAGAGTAAACATGCGCTCCGGCTTCGACGTGTTCGCGGACAGAACCATCAAGCGATTTGCGGCGACGATCTCCGACTACATGGACTCTCACTTCGCCGTGTCGTTCGAGCAATCCCATGACAGCGACCTTGCCATAACCGCCCGTGCCTTTGATCTTCCGCTCACGATCATGCTTGTGCATGAATCTCGCTTTTCCACCGATGAAAGTCTCATCAACTTCGACGTGGCCGCTCAGCTTCTCAAACGACTTCGCTTGCATCGCTAATCGGATTCTGTGAAGCAAGAACCAAGCAGATTTTTGCGTAATGCCTAACGCTCTGTGAATCTCATAACTCGACACGCCGTTCTTCGCATTTACGATCATCCAAATCGCTGGCAACCATTTATCTAAACCTATCGGACTATCTTCCATGACCGATCCGGTTTTGATGGTAAACTGCTTGCGACAGTCTTTGCTCTTGCATTGCCAGAGACGACGCTTGCCGACCTTCATGAATTTGCAGTCGTTGTGATTACAGTGCGGACAGGTAACGCCTTCAGGCCAGCGGATCATTGCCATGAATTCAGTGCAGCGATAGCAGTTTAGAGTTAACACCAAAAGAAGGAATCGATAAGGATAAAGCCCTTCGACATATTAAGGCCATTATGGGTTCGTATCAGCCAAAGCATGAGCATAAAGAGGCTGCCGTGGCGTTTCTTTTTAATGAGTGGTTCGATGATGAGACGCACCAACGAACGGAACGTAAATGAAACCACAAAGCCTACAAACACGAGACAGGCTCCAAGAGCGGCAAGAGAAAGCCTTGCGGAGCATTATCGAGGAGCGCGACCGGGAAAGCCGTAACGAGTGCGTATTCATGAGCTTTGGAGCTACGTCGCTAAACGAGACTGATACGTTACAGCGATACGATCGGATGCTTGAGGGGATGATTGGAAAGCAATGAAACGAATCACTATAGGCGCAGCATCCTTCGTTTGCGGGTTTCTTATAGCAGCCGCCACATTCGGCCCCAATATCGATCTGGCAGGCAGGCTTTTTCTGGGCATGGTCGCGATTATACCAGCCGCCGTAGCATTTCTCACGATGAGGGAGCTTCATGAGCGAAACTAAATCTCAATCCCAACTTATTCTGGCGCATCTCCAGTCAGGTGGTACGCTGACAGTCTTTGAAGCGATGTTTGAACCATTTCGCTGTATGGCGTTGTCGCAAAGGTGTGGAAATCTCAAGCAGGATGGTTGGAACATCAAAAGTGAAATGGTGAAACTACCTTCGGGAAAACGAGTCGCGAGATATTCGATCCCGGCAGATAAGCAACGGCTTGATGCGGTACAATAGTTCTTTGAAACGAATTCATTTTGTCTATGTTGGCGGCGTGGAGAATTGCAGACACGCAACACAGGGCGAAGCCGGGGTAACTGCCGGGGAAGGTAAAGCAATTTGTTAGCGCGGAAAGCCCGGATCGAAAGATCGCATTCTGCCTCTGGGGATCAACCAGCATCAAGGTCGCGCCGGGGTAGCGTCCGGCCCAGCATAGACAATTCATTTTCAGCCTCAGATCGGATTTCCGAGAAGAGGTTGAGAAGTTGCGCGGCGTAACTCAGGGGAATTGACGTGCAATCCTGAGTGATACGCAACGGGTCGCGCTCGTTGCGATGCCGGAAACGATGGGATGCGTCGCGCAACATTAATTTCTTTGAAGCTGTGTGAGCAGCATCTTAAAGTTGTTTGGCAAGTGGCGGAAATGGCAGACGCGCTGACGAACAGTGTTAGGCGGATTCGCGATGATGCCTGACGATTGTAGGTTCGAGTCCTACCTTGCCAATTCAATCTTGTATCTTGCTGAGGAGGGAATTGACCAATGAGCTTAGGCCGTCAAGGCACGCCGCCGCACATCTTTCAGCCTAGTGGATTGAAGGATAACAGAAATCGTGAAGTCTGCCGCCTATGTAAGCGACACAAGAGGGATCGCCGTAAACACACTTGTGCTGCCCTAGTGAGGGAGCGACCAAACGCATGAGGCGTCCGGCCCACCTTCAGCAAGACGGGGCTAGGTTTTTACGATGGGCAGATCACAAAGAGCATTTCGGCGGAGCCTTTGGCGAGAGAATTCGCGCTGTCATTGGTGCAACACAATAACATCGTTACGCGTGAAGCAGGGAACGCCCAACGAGGCGACTATTGACCATCTTTACCCGCGTGGGGATTCGAGACGCAGGGATAGTGGACGAAGCATAACCCGCGAAAGCGTCGTTCTGGCGTGCTACAAATGTAACAACAATCGAGGCAATACGCGAATCTGAACCCTTTCATAAAAATGTGTTGCGGTAGCAGATGAAATGATGTAGAGTTCGACTGTTATTTTTGATCTTTTAGAGTTGCGCTTGACAGCGCCCGTGGCAGCGGACATACTTTAGATGATAAAAGCCTTCAGTTATGAGGGCGTTTTGGACGCTATCTCGTCTATCATCCGAGAGAAACTGCCAATGCGCCAAGCGTTCTCAGAACTGAGGGCTTTTCTTTTTGCCACGTTCCCCAAAACTCACTATCGTCGATGACGGCGATCCCAAAAAGTACTGGGCACAAGTTCCTAATATCGTTTGTGATCTGGGATTGCCCTCGCAAGCGTTGGCACTCTACTTACAAATCAAGCGCGTAGCGGGCGAAGGCGGAACTTGCTACAAGTCCACAAGAACACTCGCACTGGCATTAAAGGTCAGCACGGGCACGGTGGTTCGCGCGAAAGCTCTGCTTGAGCGAGACTGGCCACAACTCGGGAATAAGCCATTAATACGCACCATAGAGAAGCCGAACCCGAGAGGAGGCAAACCCTACCATGAAATCAGAGTTACAGATATTTGGCACGCCAACATGAAAGCCTTTACAAGTGCCACTATTGAACTTGATAACCAAGTGCCAGAATTCGCAAGGCAAGTGCCAAGATCGAGAAAGCAAGTGCCAGAACCAAGTGCCACTATTGAACATAAGAATAACCCTCCTGAAGAAGAACCCAATAAGAAAACCCCACAAGAAGAAGTCTTTGAATTTTGGGTACTACACCTTAACCATCCGCGAGCAGTTTTTGATGAAAAACGGCGTAAGGCCGTCGCCGCTCGCCTTCGTGACGGGTACTCCGTTGCTGATCTGATTCTCGCGGTGCGCGGCTGTAAACTTACGCCGCACAATATGGGCGAAAACGATCGGCAGGAAATCTTTGATGACTTGGAATTAATTTGCAGAGACACGCCTCACGTTGAAAGATTTATTGCGCGCGTAGAAGTAGGAGTTAACGGAAATGGACACAAACCCAAAACAGCCTCAGAGCGAAACATTGCAAACCTTCGAGACGGGCTGGCACTCTTTTCGGGACGCGGTAGGCCGGATAATCTTGAAGAGCCGCCTAGCTTCCTCGCTTCCAATTCCAACGGCAATGGAAAGTAATCTCATGGCGGAAGCGTGGGTAGAAGTGCTAGAACCTGTTATTCCCGAGTCGAGCCTAGAGGCGGCATATCTTCGCGCCGCGCAAGACAAGGGAAGCGGCTATCCACTGGCGGCAAGCGATTTAGTGCAAGGCTACCGCGCTAACTGTGATTCAGAACGTGCCGCGCCGCAAATCCCACAAACCGCAAACTTGCTTACGGGTGATGTTTGCAAGCGATGTTTCGGAACGGGATGGGAGCAGTATCGCGAGGGTGGATATGCCAACATGCGCAAGTGCGATCACGTCATTGACGACGAAGATATGTCAATGTTCGAGTAAGGAATGCAACTCAAGAATTGAGGTAGAAGCCAAGTGATTGAATATCGTTGCCCTCGTTGCGAATCTCATTTACCCGAATCTGAATTCGGCGTTTGTCGAAGTAGAGCAACAGGCAGAAACTTATATGACAAGAAGTGCGTTCGAGAGCAGATGGCCGCACGTCGCGCCAAACAGCAGCGCGCGAAACGCAAACCAAACAGGACAGCGCGGCCTATCTGGATGATGCCAAAAGCTGATCGAGTATGCACAGCGTTTCAGCGAGGCATCACAGATCGAGTCGAACTTCGCCGAGTGACTAGATTGACATGGGACGAGCTAACGGACGCTATCGCCGTGCTGAATGATCAAAAAACAATTCGCTGGAATCGCAAACTAAGAGAATTTGAATACGCAGCATGAAGCACTTTAACTCACACAAAGTAACGAAACGATCTGCTCCCTCTACGCTGGGAGTTGTCAGGACGGTAAATAGATAGCTGAGCGCGCAGTGATGATGATCAGAGAGGGGATGAAGTGAGCGAAATAAAATACCGCGTATGGCTGGATAACGGAGATGCCTATACCGTGCCGCGCTCTCAAGCGGAAGTCATGGAAGATGTTGAATCGGAAATGCACTTGACCTCGGGAGCGATTCTAGTTACTAGCGAATACCGGAATAAAGCTGAGACATTGGCCGCAATAGAACACTTGAAATTTCTTGTTGAGCATTCGGATATTCCATGAAGCGATCACAATCTCGAATTAAGCCATACGCACAACTCAAGTCTCATAAACCACTCAAGCGGAGCCGATTCAAGGTGCGCAAGTTTAGCAAAGTATCTGCCGATGAAGGTGCAAGTGAGAGAGAGTTGCGAGATGAAAATGATCAGCTTGTTCGCGAGATTATTAAGCTACGCGATCATGAATGCGTGAATTCCTTTGCCTCTCTCTGTCGGAATCGCGATCTAAATGTAGGACACTATGTTCCGCGCGGTGTCTTAGCGGCTCGTTGGGATTTAGAAAATTGCAATCTTCAGTGTAACCAAGACAACGCAGCGCATGAGTATAATACTAACGGATACCGCATCGCGCTTGCGGTAAAGTATGGCGGTGACACAGTACGTCGTCTTGAACGAATCAAGCGTGAAAATCCGCACGTCACCTATGTTGACCTGCTCACCGTCCGAGACGAGTTAAGAGAAGAACTAAAGAAGCTGAAATGAACGAAACCCATCTCGCCAACATACTCAAAAAGGACGGCTACCGCCTCTCGCCAGAGAATCGCGTGAAATCGCTCTCTAAGCCTCTTGGTGGTCAGAGTAGGCAGGAACAGGAAAAACACGCTCAGCCTCAAGTCTTGCTTAACGCGACCGCTCACAGTCCGCGCCGGGACTATAAATCAGAGCTAATTCAGCAATGCGAGCTAATTGGCCTGAGACTGGAGCCTGAGTTTAAGTTTCATCCTGAGCGAAGGTTCAGAGCGGATTGGCTGATAGTTGGCTACAAAGGATGCGACGTTCGCGGGCGTAAGGTGCTGGTCGAGTTTGAAGGTGGGCTGTTTTCATCGGGCAAGCGCGGACATTCTAGCGTGGCTGGAATCCTCAGAGATATGAGCAAGGCAAACGAAGCTCAGATACTTGGCTTTATCGTAATCAGGATCGCACCGTCGCATGTAGTATCCGGCGAGGCTTTGACGTGGATTGAAAACGCCATACTGTCGAGAGTGGAAAGTCTAGTCTAGGGGAATACAATCCATGAAACGCTGCATCGAATGTCGCAACCTCTACCCTCTGGATTTCTTCGGGCGCTTCCAAGATAGGTGCATAGCTTGTGATGATAAACCAGTAGCAATTAAGGTTCAGCCTCGTGATTCCGGGGAAGAGTGGAAGCCCTTAAATACGATTATGAAGTGTCACCAGATGTTTATGAGGATGCCAAAGAGGAGTTGAGAGAAAATGAACGACCATCAAAAGACCGCCCTCCATCATCATTGTCGGCTTGCGAGCGAGACGGCGCATCCGCGATTTGGTTATATTGCGCCGGGAGCTATCGCGAGCATCGTACTTTCGGTGAACAGCGGCTACGAATGAATTGAGGCGGGATTTGGCGGGCCGGTCTGGCACGCATCAGCCGCGCCAATGCGCGGAAACATTCTCGGAAGCAAGACTCTTCGCGCTATTGCTTTGAAAGCATTAGAGGGTGTTGGTGATGAGATTACTGGACAGTGGGAAGAATATACGGGTAAAGCCTTTCACGTTCGACGTAGGCTGACCAACGAAGAACAGAAACCCATCGGAGTTGCCGTTGACGTGAGAGGTACGCCCGAAGCGATTCATCGTATCAACGCGATCAGAATCGTAATGCCGTTCTTGCCTAGAGAAATGTTAGAAGCGGAAATTTATGGAGAACGGCTACCAAACTAACTCGTCAACAACACTCCAATAGCACAGAAGATGATCACGCCTGACACCTCGCCTGATGTTGTTCCCAAAGCGTTGCATCAATAACAGCACCGCATATCTCGCAAACTTCTACAGGGAATCCGGGATCAACCGACTCAGCAAAGTAACTCTTGGGCTTTAAGCCTAACCCGACAGTTCGCAGCCAGTCCAGTATGCGGTCGCGCCTCTCTTTGGGAGTAAGTTCAGCTTGGCTCATTGATTCTCGAATTCCTTCTAGGCTACTCCTGCGGCCATGATCGCGATCTCTTTTTGGGCGAATTCAATCAAATCAGTTTTGGCTTGCTCGACTTCATTGAAGGCATAAGAATGATCAGTATGTACGCTTCGTTTTCCGTCAATCCGCGCATGGTAGCGTGAATTAGTCCCGTCACCGTCAAGCTCGATCCATAGCCAAATCAATTCGAGATCGGTAGCCATGAAGCCGTGGCCGAGCTTTCCCGGTGTTCCGAATTCTTCCCATTTCATCATTTCTTAATCATTAACACTGCCCCAGCACCTAACACAAGTCCCAGAGCCGCGGCGTACTTAGTCAGATTCTTCCATTTTGCTGCTCGCTTCGTTTGCCTTGCAGCCTCAGTTACCGCGTCTGTCTTAGCTTTCTCGGATAATGCCAGAGCTTGATTCAACGCGATAATCTGAGTATCTAATGCCTTGATTGTGTCGAGTCTGATCTGGTCACGGTCTTTAAGGGACTGGATTAGCTCGTCATCTTTCTTTGACTGAGACTCAAGAGTTGTTATGTATGCCTGAGCAGCCCTTGATTCGGTTTCTAGCTGGTCGAGCTTGTCACTCGCCTGAGCCAACAAATCTCTAACTTGACTATCGGATAATGAGGTTGTGCTTTGCGGCGATTGCCCGAATGTCCGCATCGGAAACAGGATTATTAGAACGCAAGACAACAGGACTGCGACTAGCGACGTATACAACTCTCTTTTGCTCTGTTTGAGTTTTGAGGTCAGCGACTTCAGATTGTAGTTGCTCAATTTGTGCATCCTTAGCCTTCGCTTGATCCTTCGCCGCGTTCGCTTGCGATTCGGCAACAGCCGCTTGAGTTTTCGCAGCATCTATCTGCTTTTGATATTCAGCTTGTCGCTGTTGAAATGCAGACTCTTTGTAGTTGTTTATCCCGGCACCGACTGCGATGACTACAACTACCAGCAGTCCGAAGCCGATCAGAATAGGAATTAAATGAGCCTTGAACCATGCCATGCGTTTCCTCAGCCAAACCAGATATTATTCTTATTTGGATCGGCAGCAACATCAGCCGCCTTCAGAGTCTTGGCTAATGCCCGCTTGTGACGTTCGTTAATCAGATAAACCGCGCTCAGGATAATCGCGATGATGATTAGCGCCCACGCCCACGGCGGAATCGACATAAAGACTTTCCCGATAGTCGCCAACACACCGCCAAGTCCGGCAGGTATTGAAATGTCCTTTGCCTGATCCAGTAAACTCGGCTTGCTTGGAGTAACTACGGTCGCGGTGTCCGGGGTAATTTCGGCAGGCGCGTCCGGCTTCTTATCCGTGGCCGTCTCAACATCAACTCCACCTTGAGGGGTAACGCTGACCTTAGTTGTCACCGCGTCGGCATCTGGAACCCCTAGCAAGTCAGAAAAGACCTTCTGCCGCGCCAGAACGTCCGCAGAATAGTCTTTCCCGGTTGTTCCCCTGTCAGGGTCGTCGTGGTTAATAAAGTTGCGGTACGCTGGCCCAGAACCGCAGTTGTATCCGGCTACTGCGCATCTCAGTAATGTTCCGTTAAGAAGAACATGTCTACCAGCTAACTCTCTTACTTCGTTCTGTTTCTCAGCCAGAACTTCACAGCACTTGTTTACTGCTTTGCCAACATCTTTCCAGTCACCTGACTTAACAAATTCAGGATAGGATCGTATGTCGATCTGCCACCAGCTAAATCCATGATTATTGTCGCCGCCAACTCGTTGATACTTTGGATCGAATTCAGTCTCTCGCGATCCTATGGCGATAATGAGTGACGGCTCGAATCCGTGAGTTTGCGCCGCTGACTCAATCACAGGAAGATGAGACTTAATCGAATTGAACTGCTTGGTTAGCTGTGCACGAGTTGCGTTCATAAGAGAAAGTTAGATCGCTTGCTCCCTAAGAAGCGTAGACAGTCAATGATGAGATGGAGAAGTTTCAACATACCCAAGCAAGTCCAAATTGGTAAATCTGAATCAGAATGATGAGTAGCAGAATCAACAAAACAATTACTATCGTCCAGTTAACGTAAGGCTGATAAGGTGGCGGTAGAACGTGCGAGCAGATCAACCAAAGAATAAGAAGGAACAATGCAACGATTAACGCGCCCAAAAGAAGATGGGGTAGGCATCCCAAACCCAAACCAGCAAGTAGAAGTGTTGTCATAGAACCTCCAATGGTCGAATCCAACCAAATTCAGAGGGGTCAAACATCGCCGCCCATTCTACTACATAATCCTAAATATCAAGCAAGAAAATCGTCTCTACTCACACGAAGCCCGCCAACGGTTGCTCGCTGACGGGCGACGTGACGTTTGTTGAGAACGAGTTGCTAGAGAGTGTACCCTCGATTTGCACTCTATCAAAAAAAGTGTTGCATCGCAAGTTAAATCAGTTCATAATGCCCTCGTTGAGCATGAGTTGTGAACTGAAGTCTTTCCGATTCCTCGCAACCCTAAAAACAACACTTTGTCGGATGATTTACCTATGACGCTTTTGAGTAATAGCGTAGAACCCTATTGGTCGGCTGCTTGGCTGATGGGACACCGTACTGTTTGGCAGACCGTCTAATCTTTCGGTAATTCCGAATCCTCGGTAAAGGCAGACCATAGCGAGGCTGCAAGGATACGACGAAGCAGAGCGCGAGAACCATAAGGACACCTCAGCGGGCTCAGCCAAAAAATCCGGCAATGCGCAATCGCAATTAAATCTTCGTGCCGTTTAATAAGCGCCATGAAGTAGGGCAAACCGCGTTCAAGTTTCCTAGCGTCTCAGCCTTCAAAAATGCATTGTTTGATTTGTGGTAACGAAGCAAGTTACGGTGATATCTGCAAAGATTGTTCCGTTGGTCTTGAGAGATTCAAGCGCAACACCAAATATCTAGGCAGAGCGATAAGCTATCTAACAAAGAAAGCAAAACTGACAACGAAGCATCAGCGTCGCGTCATACGAAAGCGCAAGGCAGACTTGAGACGATTAATTGACGAGCAACGGAAAGACTCCCCTCTCCACTAAAGACAGGTGAGACTATGAGAGCATCTTCCCGACTGCGCCGTCGTAACCGATAGCCTTTAGGAATAGTGAATGCGCTCGCAGCACTTCATCCTCGGCATGGTTCAAGTCTGCAATGGCTCCTATCTTGTCTTCGGCTGATAATAGGTGAGCTTTGCCGTTCAGAGCTTTCACGCATCCTTCGGCGTAATCGCAAATGGCGTTGATTTCGTCTTGCACGTCTTTTGGTAGCTCATCATGATCGGACGAACCAAGACGTTTACGAATAACACCAGTCAAGGCCGTGATGCTGTCGCCATTTAGCAACAGTTTTTGACAGATCGGATCGCAGATAGGTGGTCGGGACATTTCATTTATCCTTTCGCTGTTGGTTCTGCAACTGCATCGCCGTCAGCATTCCTTCGAGCTTCGACATCTTGTTACTATCAGATTGAGCTAACGCCCAGACTGAACCAAAAGAATTTGTAAGTGAATTGATTTGCTGAGTGAGCAGAGTTGTTTGTTGCTGGATCGCATCGATGCGCTTGTCCTGGTTCGCCCTCTCAGTGCCCTGCTTCTCAATTAGAGCCTTGATTTCTTTTAGCTGCGCCGTGGTGCTGTCTACGTTCGCCTGAAGCTGGGGAAGCTCTTTGACTTGATTTAACGCGGCCTCAGTCCTCCCGGCAGAGCGGCCATAAGAAATCAATCCAACAACGATAGTGAGAATTAGCGCTCCATGAGTAGCAATCGCCAGCCAACGCGGCGTGGTCGTTGGTTGTTTTGCCATTCTTAGAATCCGTTCTCCAAGCGAGAGATGCAAAGAATCACGCAAGCGATCATCTGCACGTCTGCCGTTCTGTGAGGTATACGGTGCTTCATAAACATTTGCTGCTGCTCTCATGCGAACATCATTTTCTAATTCAGCCTATTGGCGGGTTGCGAACAAGTTGAGATTTCATGCCGATGGATCATTTCAATTTGTTTCTGTTTTGACCGTTTTCAAAGCGGATACTTCAATCGCAGGCTCCAATAAATCAGACTGGCCGCGTCGCGTTCATCTCTCGTTAGCGCCTCATCCTCTTTTCGTTCTGCCATGACTCGTAGAAGTTGCCGGATTTCTCGATCATCTCTCAACCGATCATTCTTGAACTTGTCTAAGAGTGCGTCGGCTACTCGATATTCTGGTTCGGGGTGATGAACATCGTCTACTCTGAGCTTCGCTCGCTCGTGCGTCATCTCGATAAACATATTGACACGACCAACAAGACGAAACAATTCTTCAGCTAATGCGGCTCTTGCCTCTGTTGCCCTCTGCTCTACATTGGCGATTCTTTCATTGAGTTGGCCTAATAAAACTCGCAGACTCTCGCGCAAACTCTCCGACGATTCGCTACACTGTTTCTTGACTGCGGCAACCTGTGACTCGGTTGCTCCCGCCTCCCCGGCTATCCGGGTTTTCCGCGCATCGCGGACTACCATGTACCCGGCCAGCAATAGGTTTAACCCCAGCGAGATATACGCGATCCATGTCATTCACTGTCCACAAACGGCCATGCCAACACGGCAACAAAAAATCCTTCATCAGAAGACAGGGGAAGCAATTCAATTTGTACTCGAAAGAGCGACCCGTTTTTGCGCTGAAACATTAATTGAGGATTTGCCCCGCCCATCGCACGCGCACGAGGGAAGTCTAAAAATCTCTGTCGATGTTCCAAGTGTTTTTCTTTTAGATTATTCGGCACAAGAATCTCGGGCATCTGGCCGTATAGGTCACTCGCGTTATATCCCGAAACATCGATCAACTTTTGGTTTACAAGACAAATCTTACTTTCTTCTGCCTTGCGCTGATCGGATTCATGGGTCAATAAACATAGAACGCCCATGCCGTTAACCAGCTTCGTTAGAATTTCTAAACTTGGGGGATCAGGTGCCATCTCAGACATTGTACCTGTTATATCGTTTCTGGGTATGACTAATTTTCTAGGCTACTGCTTCTAGTCTTTCTTTAAGGCTGTGGCCCGATTCTAACCATCCAGAATTCAGGGCTATAATTCCCTGCCGCATTTACATTCAACGCACCACCAGAGTCTTGGTACACTACCAATTCAACATAATCATTAGCAGCCAAACTATAGAGAGCACCTATGGAGAGTGCTGTTACGTTGCCGCCTCCCGCTAATGGAGGGCTTTCAATCAGATCAATGAAAATTGTTCCGTTTAATCTAATTCCAATCAGGCGAATATTTCCACCACCTGCCGCAAAAGTGGCCGAGCCGCCGATTTCATATAGACCTGCCGTGGTTGCGGTCAATCGAGAGGTATTCGATGAAGTTGAATGAATTGTGTCGTTATCCCAGCGCTCAGAATCCAGCGTAAGAGCCGTATATGTAACATCAGCTATTGAAAGGTTGCCGCTATTGTAAGCCCTCGCTGAATTGCCGCTAGCGCCCAGACTCTCAATCTTATCTCTGACTGCGTTTTTAGTTGGAAGACCTAGATTTCCATTCCACGTCGTTGCGTCATAAGCATCATCAGTTGCCAGAGCAGCCTTACCTGAATATGGCGCGAGGATCAGATCACCACTCGCGTTAGTTTCGATTAGTGATGAGTGTCCCGCCTCGTCTCGTATCTCTAACGCGGAAGTAAAGAGTTGAAGATGAGGCAAGGCGTAACTGATGTTATTTGTAGACTTGAATCCATAGGTCGCGCCTAACCCAAAGAACTTATCTTGACCAAGTTGAATGATTGAAGGATATTCCCCGGCTGACGGGCTTGTATTGATCCAGTTGATCCAACTATTACCTCCGGCGCTCGTATTCGTGATCACAACGGAAACTGGGCCAGCAAGATAGAGGGCGATGCGATCACTAAGATTAGAGTTAAAACTAGAATGGCTAATTCCGACCGTGCCCGTGTTGACGTGATAGGCCGAGACATGAACGAACGAAGCCAAAGCGCTTCCTGCGTCGGTGAAGCAATGCTCCAAAGTCATCGAAGTGTAGACAGCGTTATAGCGATGTGAAAGATCGGCAGTCAGGAAAAACGCATAGCCTGCCGCGCTTGTTGGCCCTTCCAGATCGTAGCAATGAACGAGGAAGGCTGATGCGTTGCGTATCAATCCGCTGTTTGCGGAGTTGGAATCACCGCCTGAATAGAACTGGCATCCATTGAAATAAATATTTCCGGTCTGGTTTCCATGCAGATCAACGCCCCACGCTTTACCTGAAAGATTGCAGTTATTGAAATGTTGCTCCGATGTTGTATGCGCGCCGCTTGAGGCTGATCTAA